GCCGGGCCATAGTCATGGGGTTGTTTTCAACACCACCAAGGCTGTTGGTGTACAGACCGCTCATGGTCTCCCGTGATGGAAGCTGGCGGTATCCCAACGCACCGTACAAGATGTCGCGGTTGCTTGCGCCCACGTCCGGGTATTCGTTCAGTGCTGACTCTGGCGATGGCAAGTCCCAGCGGCCGCGCCTGCCGTACTCCAGCTTCTCTTCGGGCGTCATGTCAAACACTTGGCGGACGTGGCCCAGCCTTGCGCCGGGAACGGCCTCGTGCGTGGCCGTGGCTGCGTGCTTGTACATGTAGTCGCGGGCGGTGTTGTTTGCGTCTTGCAGGGCCGATTTGATGCCTTCCAGCTCGTCGCCACCGTAGCGGCCCTTCTTGCCCCGGCTGTACAGGTCTTGGCCCTTGCCGTAAACCCACGGCACCTCTTGAATGTGGGGGCCAGCCCAGTCGGTGCGGCCACCGGTCCCGGCTTTGTTGGCGCGGTCCACCTGCAAGGCGGTCTCGGCGTCCATGAACGGGTGCATGGTCTCGGACACGCCAGCCTTCCACGGGTTGCCCTGCGGGTCGGTGTAGCCCATACCTTGGGCGCGGCGGAAGTCGTTCACGCCAAACAGGCCCTCGTTGGGAATGCGCGGGTCGTTCTTGTTGGCGTACTCGCCGATCTTGAAGCCCATTTTGACCGGGCGGCCCTCAGCTACAGCCTCATCCAGCGTGCGCATCGGTGCGCCACGGTAGGCCATCTCGGGAATACCGGCCACGCGGCTGTTCAAATGCTTTAGGGCAAACCCTAATTCTGACTCGGGGCTGACGCCAGCGGAGTAGACGCCGTGCTGCTCCAATGCGCGGTTGAGCTGATACGGCTCGACGCTCTCGGCGATGCCCTGCTTGGCACGGTCGTACCATGTGCCCAGCCGCTCGGGGTCTGCCAGTTTGACGGCCTCGACCGAGTCGGCAAAGTCTTTGTCGATGCCACGGCGCATGGCTCCAAGGCCTTGGCCGCTGGTCACGGTGCGGGGTGCGCCAACGTAACCGGTGTTGGTGGGCTTGAGGTGCTCACCGGCGCGGGCTGCTTTGAGCACGGCCTCGTCGCCTTGGCTCTCGGCCATCTTGCGGTAGGTGTCTGCCTCGACCTTGGTGCGCGGCCCCTTTGACTTGGCGGGCTTTGCCGCTTGTGCCTCTGGGCTTTGGCCTGCACTCTCACTGGCCATCTTCTCGACCTTCTTCTGTCGAGCGGCCTCTTGCTCTTGCTTCTGGCCAAACTTCTCAATCACGGCCCGTTCTTCTGGGGTGCGGACCACGATAGGCTCGACGCCCTTGGGTGCCTCATCGGCCATGCCCAGCAACCTCTTGACGCCCTTGACGCCAGCCTCGATGACTTCCTTTGCGCCCTTCTTGGCTGCACCGCCACCGGCCATTTCAACGTCGCCCTTGATGGCGGTCTCGGGCAAAATCATTTCGCCCATCTCGCCCCGGACGCGGTAGCCCGGCTCGTATGGCGTGCGCTTGGCCTTGCCCGTCTCAGGGTCCATGATCTTCTTGCTGTTCCACGGCTCGCCTTCCCACATCAGTTGGTTGCCGTGGCGGTAGCGCTCAATGATCTCGTAAGGCGCTCTGTTTTTCTTGGCGCTGTCCTCAGTGAACACGCGCTGGCCCTTGTCGTACTTGTAGTCGAAGGCGTCCATTTGCTTCTTGGCTTCGGTGGCGCGGCGTCGGACCTCGTCACCCAGTGACGTGTGGAAGTCTTGCAGGGTCGTCAGGTCTTTGGCTGCGGTGACCGGAGCCTTCATGCCAGCGGCCTCGGCTGCGCTCTCGATTGCGCTCTTGGCCATGCGCTTGATCGCGCCACCACCGGCGTACTTGTAGTCCTTCTTGTTGCCGTACTGCGGCTTGCGGGCCAGCACCAGCGGGCCGACTTGAATGGCCTCCTCGGCCCCTACGACGGGCTGCATGGTGCGGCGGTCGTAGAAGTAGCTGTGGCGCTCGGGGTCCATGCCCACCTGCGCCCACTCGGGGTGATCGAGGTACTCTTGGGCGCGGGCCAGTGCGGCCTCTTGGTCCATCGGGTTCCAGTTGCCCTTGATCGTGGCAATGGTGGCCTTGGGCTTACCGGCGGCGATGTTCAGTGCGCCCTTCTCGACCATGCCAAAGCGCGGGTCCAGCACCGAGGCGATGCTCTCGTACCCAATGCGCTCTCCAGCACCAAAGCCAGCGTCCTGCTGGTGGATGGCCGGAACCCACACGCCGTGGTCGCTGTAGGCCGGGATGTCAAGGCGCAAGCCCACGGGATGGCCAGCATTGAGCATGCTCGATGGCGTGCCGTACAGGTCGCGCTTGTCCGACGTCAGGGCGTTGACGGCCTCCTCGCGGGTCGCGGGCTTGGGAATGAATTCGTAGGGCTTGACGGGCTTGTACTTGTTGACCAGCTTCTCATATTGGGCGCGGGTCATCTCCTCGTCTTTGATCTTCTGGGCACCTTCTTGCAGCTCGGGGATGCGCTTGGTCACGTCCTTGTAGTGCATGTTGATGCGGTCGACCATTGGCTTGACGGCGTCGACCACGCCCTCGATGACGTCCTTGGCTACCTTGGTCACCGCGCCGCCTTTGGCATAAGCCGGGCCGTCGATGATCTCGCCGCCGTCGCTCATGTCGGGCACGGTGTTGTAGACCTCGCCACCGGCTGCAAAGCGCTGGACCTTCTGATGCCAGACGTCCGCCCGGTCCTTGTGGCTGGTCGGTATGCCGCCACCGGCTGCGTGCCACTCTTTCAATGACTGGCGCTTGGGAACCGAATCGGTTTCGATTGGCTTTAGCTTGGGCAGCTCCATGGCCTTGAGCTTCTTGATGGCCGCCTTGCCTGCCTTGACCGTGCCTGCCGCGCCGGGGATCAGCCCTGCCGCAGCCCCGACCGTGTTGGCCGCCGCATCGATGTAGTCGCCGCGCTTGGCCGCGTCGTAGGCCTTGCCCAGATCGTGAGCGCCTTCCTCAGCGCCCATGGTGGTCCCAATGAAGGGCACGAAGTCGGCAATGCCCATGCCCATTGGCAGGTTGCTGCTCTCGCCGCCCATAACCGTCTGCGCTCGTTGGCGGGCCTTGTAGCGGTCCATGCCCAGACCCTCCATGCCCTGCTGAAGCCCGGACGACAGCCGCTCGCGGATCGTTGGGTCTAGCGCCCGAATTTCATCAGCCATGGTGGTGTCCTTTCACTTTCCCTTAATCATAATCGTTGCGGCTTGTCAAGTCCATCACGCTGCGCCAGCCACGTCTCAAACATTTGCCGCGCCCAGTCCTTGTCGAGCGGCTGCTGCCAGCCACTGACCAACTCGAACCGGTTGGCGCACATCTCCACCTTGGCCGGTGGCACTTGGGTCTCATCAGATTGCATACGGGTTTACCCTCCTTACTCGGCCGGTGTCGGCGTAGTCATCCTCGTCCCACGCGTCATTGGGCGGCGGGTCAATGTCCAGCCAGCCAGCGTCGCGCAGGTAGCGCAGGGCCTGCGTGCAGGCGTCCACAAGGTCGTCGTGGGTGGTCTCGGGGAACGAGCAGATCTGGCTCACGAAGCCCTCGGCCCAGTCCTTGACGTAGCCCTTGCGCTTGTCGCTCTCGGGTATCCACACCCGGCCACGGGCGATGATGTTGGACACGATGTTCAGGCGCTGGGTCTTGTCGGCCCGCCCCGGGTTGTAAGCACGCACGGGCAGGTGGGCGCGTTGCAGGTCTTGGATCAGGCTGATGCCCGCGCTCTTGTCCTCAATCAGCAGCAGGTCCACGCGCTTGCGGTCCTTGCCCTCGCCGAAGACGGTCTCATACTCGTCGATGACCTTGGGGCGCAGGTCCGGGTACTGCATGCGCTCTTGCCAGCAGTCGATCACCATGACCGACATCGGACCGTCCACAGGCTTGAACACGCCGAACGTGATGCAGGCCGTCGGGTCGTTCTGGACCTTCTCAGACGTGGCCACGTCATAGCTTTGCAGGATGTACTCGAAGCGCGGGAACTCTTTCCCGGCTGGCCACAGCTTGAACATGTCGCGCTTGACGATGCCGCCCTCTTCAGGGTCGATGATCTCGGCGTAAATCTCCTGCCGCCCCAGCGTCGTGCCCTCATAGGACAAGATCTGTTTGCGGAAGTTGTCGGACAGGTTGTCGAGGTTGGTGTAGGTCGAGGCCGTGGTCATCACCACGTCGTCGCCCTCGCGCCCTATCAGCTCGATGATCAGGTCCTTGGGCTTGGGCGTGGTGGTGCAGATCAGGCGCGTGCGCTTACCCAGTCGCATGCCGAACTGGATCTGGTCCCACGCCTCTTGCAGGTAGTCCCACGCAGCCAGCTCGTCGCACCAGCCCCCATGGAACTGCGGCCCCCGGAAGCGCTCAGGCTCGGACGCCGGGATGCCCTTGATCAGGCTGCCGTTGTGCAGGCGCAGCTCGTGGTACTGCTTGTTGTAGTCGGCCACCAGCGGGGCCGGGATGATGTTCAGCAGGCCGGAGTCACCCTCAAAGCAGGTTGCCTTCACGTCGGCGCTGGTAGGGGCTGCAACGAGCCAACGGGTCTCGGGCATGGTGTAGGCCCACCACGCGATTTGCTCGGCCGCTGTGCGCGTTTTACCGGCTCCACGACCGGCCAGCAGCAGCCAGATGCTCCACCACTCGCCCGGTGGTAGGGTCTGGTGGTCGTGCTGCTTCTTGAGCCACGTCATGCGCCATGCCCATGCAAGGCGGTAAAAAGGGTCGACAATGTCTAGGCTCTTCTGAACCTTGGGGTCTTTTAAGAAGTCGATGACCTCAGCCATTGACCTTGGCCTGCTTGGTCAGCTCGACGTTGGCCAGTAAGGCGTCGAGCAGGTCCTTGGCTTCCTTGGCCGCGTCGATCACCACCGGGTTCTTGGCGTCACCGGCCAGCGTGGTGCGGCTGCCGTACTTGGAAGGGTCCCAGCAGGCCAACAGCTTGAGGCGCGTCTCGATCTGGAGCTTGCGGTGGCCAAGCATGTCCTCGACCGTGGTGTAGGTCTTGTTGTCACCCATCACCTGCTTCTGGCCCATCACCGGCGTGTTGCTGATTTCGAGGGCCTCCTCTGCCAAGGCGTCGTAACCCATCTCTCTGGCGCGCGCGAGGCGTGCGGCAAAGTCAGGCTTTGCCACCACCCAATCGTAAACCGTCCGCCATGCTGGCATACCCTGCATACGGCATACCGCTCTTAGATTGACTCCATTGGAAACGAGGTCACAGATCTGGTCTGCTATCTGTTCGGTGTACTTTGATCCCGATCCTTTTGGTGCTCCCATCTTCTTTTGGGCTTTTGGGGCGCTCGCGGGCGTTGCTGCACCCTTGGCCTTAGCCTTGGGCGTTTGAGCTGCTGTGGCTCGTTTTGGTGGCTTTGCGGCGGTTTCTGGCATGACCGTAGTCCTCGTCCGTTGATCTTGCCGTTATCGTAACCGATTCGCTATTCGGCTGCATCAAGCAGGTCGGCCTGCTCTGGTGCGCGATATTGCTCGATCTTGGTCCCAGCCGTGATGGCCTTCACGAGGTCGTCCTGTGATGCGACGCAAATGGCAAAGGTGCTGTTTGCGACGTGGCTCAATGCCTGCTGGCGCAAGCTGGCTTTGACGAGGCGGGTCCCTTGGGGACCGTGGACGATGTAGATGCGTTCTGCCATGTGGCTCTCCGATTTGTTTTGTGATCCCAGCCCCTTGTGCTGGTCGAAACCGATTCGGTTTCTCTTCGCTTTCGGATCGCTTTAAGTATTCTTTGGCCCCCGTTTTGTTCTGCGGTCGGGGGAACCGATTCGGTTTTGGTTCGGTTATCGATACAGCTCGGGCAGCATCATCAGCAATACCAAAAACACAATGAACATTGTACCAATTATACAGCGTTCAATCAATGTTTCTTCGCGCTGCTGGCTTGGTAAATGACGCATCATTTCGTCGATCTCGTGCTTGTTCATGCTGCCACCTTTGAGAGTTTGAGTTGACGTTCGCGCAGGGCGTCGATCTCGGCCCACAGCTTGATGTAGTAGGCGTCGTCGGTCGACAGGTCCTTATGCAGCGCCAGCGTGTCGTGGCAATCGAACAAGGCGCGACGGCATGTGTGCCAATCGTAGCCCTTGACCTTGTTGGTGAACACCTCGTGCCATTGACCGTAGTTCATGCTGCCACCTCTTTGGCCAAGACGGCTTGCAGGCCAGCCAACAATTGCTCGGCCTCGGCACGGGTCAGAGCCGTGGACATCGAGCCGTGGCGGGCGCTGAGGCGAATCCATGCGCCACCATCGTCCCACTCGCTGACATGCAAGCGCACGTCGTCTTCGGTGTAGATGGTTGTTTCGATTTCTTGTGTCATTTCGCTGTCCTTCAATGTTGCCTGCGGGTTGCAGTGGTTTAATTGTACATTAAATTTTCAAGGCTGCAACAGCTCATTGAAAATATTCTGAGATTTCTTTTTCGATGCGGGACTCGTCCTTATCGGACAGCTTCTTGGCCAGCCATGGAGCAGGGCGGCCACGACGGTCCAGCACTTCCCACTCGGCCTCGGTGTAGCCGTGGTAGTCCCAGTCGCTGGCAGCGTGGTAGCTGTATGAGCCGCGCACGCTCTCGAAGTGGGTGACGCCGATGATGCAGGGGATGCCTGCCACACGGGTTTCAATTTCTGCGATGTATGACATGGTGCTCTCCTTACTTTTTCAATGATTCTTTGTGGTTCAACAAGTTGATCAAAGCCTTCGTGATTTCGTCGTGAAGCTTCATTGGTAAGGGGCCTGAGTGCGCTGCTGCGCGAAGCGTTCTGATGGCTTGGTTTGTTTGATAAAGTGTCATTTCGCTGTTCCTTTTCGCTGTTGCCGATCTTGCTGACCGTGTTGAAAGTATAACCTCAAATTAAACAACAACACAGCCAGATCAAAAATATTTATTAGGACTTACCCTAATACTTCTTCAACCAGCTTGGGGCGTTGGATGCCAGTCTGGGCCACGCCGTTGTATACGGTATGCGCGCAAACCGTAGCCTTGACGGTGTTGGTGTCGCCCACGCCACCGAGGTCAACGCGGCCCTTGTAGGTCACCACGCAGCCCTCTGGCGTGCGGCCAATGGTGATGTAGTTTGTGCCGTAAATTTGAGACTCCAGCACCACAATGCGCTCGACGGTGATGCTCAGGGTGACCTTATCGCCCACGGCCGCGATATGGGCGCTGGCGGCGTTTGCAGCACGCTTGGCTACCTCGGCATCAACAAGCGCGATCTGGCGCTCTGTAGGGGCCACAGCGCGGCTCAGGAAGGATTCGCGGAAGCCGTCCCAGAACTCACCGTTGAGTGTGGCCAGCTTGGCAATAAACTCACCGCAGGTTGCGCGGAACTCGCTATCTTTGGCTGCACGGGCGGCCTCGATCTGCTCGCGGGCCACACGGTCGGCCTCGGCCTTGCGAGCGGCGCGGGTGGCTGCGGTTTTGTTGGCGCGGGCCAACTCGGCCTCAGTGAACAAACGCTCTTGACGTGTACCACGCACGCCGGTGTTGCCGCAGGTCCAGCAGTCAAAGCCGGTCTTGCTGTAGGGGCGGCCATTCTCAGTGCCCATGATCCACAGGCGCTGGCCGTTGATGACGTGGCAACGGTCGCAGCTCACGTTGACATAACGCACGGCCTTGCCAGCCTCGTTGGTCTCAACGGTGCCGGTGAACTCGACGCCTTGGCGGGTAAACAATTTGGTCATGATTCGCTCCTGATTCGCTGTCCTGCACATCGCAGTGGTTTAATTATAACTTAAATCAAGGGGGTGTCAGCAACCCCCTCGATAAATTATTTTCTAGGGACTTACCCTTACTCGTCTTGGCCAGCTTCGAGGATCTTGTTGGCCGCGCTGAAGATGCGCTGGGCCGACTTGTCGCTGACCTCTGCGCCTTGCAGCCAGTTCTGAATGTAGCCGCGTGACTCGTGCAGGCCGGGCAGATCCAGCAGGCTGCACAGAATGTAGGCCACGCTCTCGGCCTCGACTTCGCGAATGTCGCGGGGTGTCACTTCGCTGTCGGCCATCACCTCGTCGGTGGTATGACCGAGCACAACGTGGGCCAACTCGTGGAAGCGGGTTTTGTGGGGCAGCACGGCCACAGGGTTGACCGCGATGGTGCGGCCGCTGGCGTAGCCTTGGCAGTTGCCGTCGGCGTGGTCAAAGCGCACTTCGCTGATGTCCAGCTTGGCCAGCGCCTTGGCCTTGTCCCATGCGGGGATGACCACCTCGTTGACGTAGTCCTCGCCTTCGGTCTGGCTCAACACAAACCAGTTATTGCGCAGCACGAACATGCTGAACACGTCGCCGGTCTTCTCGCCTGCGGCGTCTTTTTTGTTGATGGTAACGGGCATCACCAACGCGATGGCCTTCTGGCCCTTGGTGACTTGACGGCCCAGCTCGGACCACTTTTTGTAGGTGGCGATGGGGCCAAGGGGAATGTTGCGCTCGACGCACTGCACCCATGCCAGCAGTTGGTTGCCGATGCTGTAGCCGTGGAACGTGCTGTAGCACTTGCTGATGATGCCGGGTTGGTTGACGGCGTCTTTGAGGAGCTGGCTGAAGTTTGCTTTTTCCATAATGATCTCGCTTTCGTTTCGCTGTTACCTGCTTATTGCAGTGATTGGAAGTTTAACACCAACTTAAACGGTGTCAACACTTCCAACCAAAATATTTTCTAGGTACTTTCCCTACCTTCCATTTTCAGGTGTGCCAGCAGGGTCTCGATGGGTTGGGTGACTCGCGGCTCGTGCTCGTGCTGCTTGATCCAGCGCTCGATCTCGACCAGCACATAGCCGTAACCGGCGTCGAACCCTTTGATGTACTCGGACATGGTGGTCTCGCTCATACGCCCTCCCGCGCCTCTTTACGGCCGCGCTCGACAAGATAGCGGGCCTCGGTCCTGTCTTCGATTGTTTCGGCCTCTAGCAGGCTTCTGATGGCCTGCGCGGCGGCTTGGCCAGCCTCTGCTGACTTGGCCTTCTCGTACTTGTAGCCGAGGCTGATGTATTGGACGGCTGCGTGCTTCATGCTGCCACCTCGATCAGGCCTTGGTCGATCAAGTCGCGAGCCGTGCGGCCGAACCAGCCTTGCAGCCGCCACGCCATGCCTGTGTCGACAAGGTGCTGCCACGCGGTCAACACCTGCTCTTCGCTCTCTGCCTCGATGAAGCCCTCTGCAAGGCCCACTGCTGTGAAGTTATCCATTTCGCTTTCCTTTCGCTTTAGATGGGGGCCGAGGCCCCCGGTTGGTTTATTGCTTTGCCCAGTACCCGTACACCATGCGCCCGGTGCAGTCCCAAATGTCGTTGGCCACGCCGTCGACCACGGCCACAAAGTGATGAGCTTGTTTGGCAATGACCACGCCCGCTGGCATGTCGCTGCATCGAGCTTTGCGGCCCGCAAACTGTGGGGCTTTGAACCACACCCAGCCATATCGCTTGAGCACCTCGGCGTAGATGTCCTTGTTGATGCCGTTGCGTGCTGACTTTGCGCGGCCGTTGTCGGCATTGGCCTGAGCCAGCTCCTTATAAACCGCCTTGTAGTCAAGGCCCAAGGCGATTGCCATGGCGCGAGCACCACAGTCGCCTGCCGTACCCCTGAAGCCTGCGGCCTTGCGGCCGCCGTCATTGAATTGGTATTTCATGGCGGCCTCCGATTACTTGCTGGTGACCTTGACCGAGAACACTGCGCTCACCTTGGTGAACTTGGCGTATGCCTCAGCGCCGTGCTCTTTGATGAAGGCGTCCTTGTCGAACACCGAGCGGTTGCTCTCGATGTAGGTGGCCTTGAAGAGCGCACCTTCGACGACCTTGGCACCGCCTGCGCTGGCGGACTCTTTGATGCTGTCCTTGATGGCGTCGGCCTGCTTTTGCAGATCGGCGATCTGTGCCAAGAGGGAGCCGAGGTTGTCGACGCTGTTGAAGTTGATGTCGTTGTTCATTTCACTGTCCTTCGCTGTAATCGACTGTGCGGTATTGCTGTGTCGATGTATGAAGTTTAACACCAACTTAAACCTTGTCAACACCTTTTGCAAAAATATTTTCTAGGTGTTTTCCCTAAGCAACACCCGCACGTCTTCCAGCAGGTCGTCCTCAGTGAAACCCCAGTGCTTTGGGAATCCCTTGGTCCCAAGGCCGTGCAGGCCCGTAGAGCCGCGATGGTGCTCTGGGCATAGCGGTATGACCTCGAAGTGGCTTGCGCGTCTTCCAAGGCCTATTCCGGCCCTTTTGTGATGGATCTCGGCCGGTGTTCCCGGGTAGCCCATACGGCGGCACACGGCGCAGCCCAGCTCGGCCACCGCGCTCATGTGCTTGCGCTCTGCAATGGTGGTCATTTGCGCAGCTTGAACCCGGACGGGTTGCGCTGGTCAATGCACACTTGGCAGCGCCATTGCTTGAGGCCGTTGCTGATGGGCACTTGCTTCTCGGCCGGTCGCAGGCGGCACACCGAGCACGTCTTTTTTTTCGCTTCATCAATCATTGACTTCAATCCCTTTGAGTTCGTAACCACAGTGGGGGCAATACGGCTCAGTCTTGCGCACGCGCTCGTCCTCGATCTGTCGCTTGCGCCAGCCCATAGCCTTCTGACGTTCTGTTTGCTCGCGCTCAATACGCTCGAACTCTTCATCCTCTTCGGTCTTCATAACGTGGCCTTCCCTTCTGCTCTGTTGGTCGCCTCCAATGATCGCCACACCTCGATGCGAGCCTGTGCAGCCACCAGTCCCCAACGAATTTCCTCCTCAATTTCGACGGCCTCACGCAAGCCCTGCAAGAGCTGAACGTATTCAGGGTCGCTGTACGCTTCGCGCTCTTGTGCATTGACTGCGGTCTCAATGCTGCGCTTCATGATTATGGCCTTCAAGCTCTTGCGGTACTCCTCGCAATAGATCCGGTCGGCCTTAGCCTTTGCATAGCGCTTGCCGTTCTTGAAGATGTACTCAATCGCAAGCTCTGGGTTCTTTACGTCGCTGTCACTCATTGTTCTCTCCTATCCAATGTTTACGCTCTTCCATCATTTCATTTGCAAGCACATAGACGTATTCGGCAAAATCTTTTGGTCTGTCTATTCCTTCGGGAGCAAGGCCTGCTGCCACAAACATTGCAAAAATGTCAATCAATTCTGGTTCGTGCTTCATGCTGCCTCCACAAACAACGGAAAACCGGCGGCGTCGGGAAACGGTGCGCCCCACGCCACGACCTGCTGCACGTCCATGTGCTCAAGGAATCCATCGACGGCGCTTATTCGGAACTCGATATTGCCATCGTCGGTTCTCACTTTTGCAATACCAATCTTGCCTTTGGGTCCTTCAAACCATTTCACTTTTAACGGTGTGCTCATACTTCGCTCACTTTCACTTTTAACATTCCGCCGATTGATTCGGCCCAATAAATTCGCAGGTCGACGATGTTGCTGTCGTCTTCCCAAACACCTGCGTGAGTGCAGCCATCGAGCACTGCCTTCAGCAAGTTGTCGAGGTCGCGCCGCCTGTTGTCTGGCCGGTATGCCTCAATGTTCACGCGCAACTTGCACGCAAAGTGTTTTGCTCCGCGTTGAATCAGCACTTGGTCGGCCACGGCCTTGCGGTAAGACCTCCCCTCTGCGCTGATGATCATGCGGCCTTGAAACGTGCGCCAATATTTGTTCACGCTTGGCGGCCATGGCAGCGTCAAAGTAATCGTGTTTTCGTTTTTACGAATTAGATCGGCAATGTGCTGCTGCAATTCATCAACTGTCATTGGCGCTGGCTCGGTATGCGGTTCAGGATCGCCTCAGACGCGTTGCGCAGCGCCGTGGCCACCTCACCCTCGTCCTCATCATTGGCGAGGTCCAGCACCAGCTCTGAGCACGCCTGACGCTCAATGAACACGGCCTGCCTGCTCGTTTGAATTGCCACGGCCATGATCTCAGCCTTGGCCTGCGCCAGCGCCTCAGCAAACTCCTTGTCGGTGTACAGCGTTTGGCCAGCGCCTTGCCCAAGCAGGAATCGTTTTTGAAAATCACTCAGTTCCACTTTTTTCATCGTTCTCTCCAGTCGTTGTAATCGCCCCGGTTGCCCAAGGCCCATTGCTCTCGCACATCTTTTTCAAGTCCTGAGCCGGGATGTAATTCATTCCAACCCTTGTGATAACGGCCAAGGTGGTCACGATAGCCGTAAAGGAATCGGTGCGCAGCATCACGATCTTGTACCCGACGTTTGATGACGTCTCGAACGAGACAGCGATACCGATGCTCGTCTTCTCCTTGGCCTTCAATCAAAATGCTCCCCTGTCATCAAATGACATTGGCACGCCACCGCTGGCCTCAACAAACTGCTGACTGTCCTTGTGATACCAAAGGCTGAACCAGTCCTCAGCTTCACCATTGCGCTGCTTCTCGCACATCAGCATGGCGTCAGGCTTGTTCACGTCTGGTATGCCGCCGTTTTGAATTTCGTGCTCCTTCTTTTTGTTGCGCCACATCAGCAGCACGTTGTCGACTTGGTCGGCAATTGCACCAGTGCCTTTGATGTCGTTTTTGTTTGGCTGCATCTCTTCGTTTTGCAGCTTGCGAATGTGATGGATCAAGTGAACGTGAATGTTGTGGTCGCGGGCAACTGCGGTCAACTCATCGACAAAATACTTTTGCGCGTTGTAATCGTCTTCACCGGCCACGCACTTCATCAGCGAGTCAATGAACACATGCTGCACGCCCAGCTCTATCGCACAGTAACGGGCCATGGCAATCACCTGCTGCGATGATGTCGTGCCTTGCTGGTCATACAGCCACATGTAGTTGTGCGAATACGAGATGAACCGATCAAGCAGCCGAGTCATGAAAGTCTTCTTGTCGGTGTAGCGCGGGAACTCGATGTTCTCTCCGGAGAACTGACGCAACATGCGGTACAACGTGCGCTTGGGCTTCATCTCAAAGCTTGCAATACACACGCGCTGCTTTTGCTTGATTAAACCCAGCGCCACTTGACCAGTAATCAATGACTTACCGCCACCATTTGACCCAGCGTAAAGGGTCACCTCGCCGGGGCGAAACTGAAACCCGGCATGTGTTTTTGGCCATGGCAACGTGACGACAGGCACGGCCTCTGGTGGCCGCATCAACTCTTCGTGCAGCTCGTACAACCACAGCTCTGCCTCGTGGACCTTGTGGCTCACGTCATGAGCCTTCAAATATTTTTCGGTGTCAATCTCTTCGGACTTGAGCAGGCGCAGTTTGCGCTCTTCATCAAGCTGCCGCGCCCGCTGCTCAATCATGCTGACTTTAGACATTTGCATACCTCATCGCTTCTTCAATTCGCTCGTGCGCAAGCTGCATGCGCTCGCGTGTTTCGCTGGTTATAGTTTTGCCCTTGGCCATGTCAAAGGCGACGATCTGAACGACCAACGCCTCAAAGGCAATGATGCGCATCAAATCGCTGGCATAAAACGCAGGCTTCAATGAAGGCTTGCCGCCCACAGGATAGTCCTTGCGCTTGTCGTCAGGTGGGAACAAATCGGTCATATCCAAACCAACCGAACCCAACACGCTGGCGGTCTCGCAACCGGCAAAGCAGTGAACCAAGATCCTGCCATCGTCAAGCTCTCTCACCGCCAGTGAAGGACCTTTGTCGTTATGCGCCGGGCAGCAAGCGGTCCATGAGCCGTTACGGCCTTTGACCTTCTCAAGCCTTTGGATCAAGTTCTCGACAGGGGTCATATCACCCTCCGCGATTGGACCGGCTGCGCATCACCATCTTCCCAGCGACGCTGGTTGATGTACGTTAGGGGCGCGGGTTCGTAACCCGTTGTCCACTGCTCGGTCGTCTTCAAAGAATTGACGTTGGCAATGATCTGGTCGGCCACCTTGTCGAGCTTCAGCTTGAGCCACTTGGTTTCGCAAGATGACTTGGCCACCTTTCGTTTTGACGTTGGCCATGCTGCCCAAAACTCACCGAATCGCGATGTTGTCGGTGAAACCGACGATATAGATATATTCTTATTCTGTATCTTCTTAGGGTTCGTGTTCGGTTTCGATTCGGTTATCGATTCGGTTTTCTTCGGCCTGCCGCCTCGCTTTCCGAGCTGTCGGTTGTTCTCGACTTGTGCTTGATATTTCGCGATTTCGGCATCACAACGATTGTTGATGTACCCATTTTCGGTATGTTCAAAAAACTCCCCCAAAACCGATTCGGTTATGTCCAAATCAAGGCGAATTTTTCGTGATACCGATTGGGTATCGAGTGGGATTGGCTTCTCGCTCATGTAGTACAAATCCAGCAGGCGGCGGTAAGCCAAGTCCTCTGCATCGCTAAGATGCGTGGTGTGGGTGATGTAGTCACCAAGGTGGAATTTGTACCAAATCACCGTATGTCTCCAAAGATGTCAGGCCGCAAAATCTTGCGCTTCACTTGGCCTTTGGTGTACCGCTCGATGGCCAAACTCAGTTCAGGGCTGGCAAGCGATCTGCCGCTGATGATGAGACTCATCCACGTCTTGCTCACGCCTAAAGCCCGGGCCATTTCGATCTTCGCGCCTCGCGGTTTGGTGTTAAAAAACTCTTCCAGTGTCATGCAATCTCCTTGTGGTTGGTTTAAGCCCATCATACACGAAAAAAAATTATGCGCAAGGGGGTTGTATGTTCAACTTAAACTTGTTACACTCGCCACACATCAACAGCGAAGGAGAGCGAAGTGAACGAAAAACAACCGCCCTACACCACCAGCACGGGCATCAAAATTGGTAGCAGGTTTGAGAGAGGCCAAATCACGCCTTTGGACTACGACATGGAGCTGCTGCAAACAGCACTGCTAACGCCACGCGTTATCAGGCCCAACTTTTTTGTTCGCTTGGCCAACCTTTTGCGCAACCGCATGGAGCGCACGCTGTGAGGAACTACGAAGCCGAGATGCATCAAATGATGCTGGAAAGAATGCAAATGCTTGAGGAGGCCTATGAACGGGCCAAGGCAGGCGTTGCTACCGAGGACGACTGGGACATCATCCGCAGCGAGTGCGGGCTGCCCAGAAGGCCATTTGTAACCATGGAGAGTGTTTCAATCACTAGGAGCGAAGAATGAGTTTAATAGCGAAAGACAGCGGCGAGAGCAGCTTTACCCCCGTACCCCCGGGCATGCACCTTGCACGGTGCTACCGCATCGTTGACTTGGGAACCCAGAAGTCCGAATACCAAGGGCAGATCAAGTACCTTCAGAAGGTCATGGTCCAGTTTGAGGTTCACGGCGAAGACGACGCGGGACGTTCGTTGGTCACCAACAAGGGTGAACCCATGAGCATCTCAAAGAACTACACCCTGAGCCTTGCAGAGAAGGCCACGCTTCGCAAAGACTTGCAGGCATGGCGCGGTCGTGACTTCACGGCCGAAGAGCTGCGCGGCTTTGAGCTGAAAAACGTGCTCGGCGTATGGGCCATGATCAGCGTGGCCAAGTCAGTTGGCAACAACGGCAAGGAATACACCAACATCATGTCGGTGAACCCAGTGCCTGCTGCCATCAAAAAGGCTGGCCTGCCGTCAGGCGTCAACAACACGGCAATGTTTGCAATCAGCAACCCCGACATGGAGTTGTTCGAGAGCTTCAGCAACGGCCTGCGGGACAAGATCAAAGCCTCACCAGAGTGGCAAGCGCGTGAGGGCGGCGACTACGGCCGCAACGAGTCCATGTCCGGTGCAGATCGCCAAGCGCGTCAAGGCTCAGGCTTTGACGACATGGACGATGACATTCCCTTCTGATAGTGGACATCCTGACCGAAAAGGGTCAGGTGTCCCTCAGCGACGAGCAAGCTCTGGCGAAGTGGCTGGAGAAGACGTTCGCGATGAAGTACATCCAGACCCCCAAAGAAACACCGGCTTTGGTCGACGCCATCCTAACCAACAAGAACTCTTCGGAGCTTTTGGGGGTGGCCGAAACCAAGTGCCGGTACGACCTAGCTTCACTGGAGCAGTTCCAGACCAACTACAAAAACGAGTGGCTGGTGACGTGGTCCAAAGTGAGCAACGCAATCAACATCGCGACATCAATGGGCGTGCCGTGTGTCGGCTTTTTGTACCTCGTCAAACCGAAGGTGCTGCTGACGCAAAGGCTGTCCGACAACGAGGGCCGTCTGGCAGCGGAAGTGCGCCTTTCGACCACGTCAACACAGGCAACGATCAACGGCGGGAGAGCGCTGCGGACCAATGCATTCATCAACATGGCAGGAGCCAAAATTTACACAGTGAGGTAGTTATGAAAGAGCAACTGGAATTCGAGCTTTCACAAGTGCAGCAGCAAGCCTTGAAGCGGGCGCTGCTTTTGCTGGATGGCATCAAGTGCAAATACGCGGTCGTTGACCCATTGGGAAACAAGCACGGCAGCCTTGAGATCAAAGAGCCGACGAAACGCACCACCAACACCGAGTTTGTGTTTGGTGAGCGCTCCAAGTACGCGCGGCAGTTTTTGAAAGACATGCCCATCGGCGGCGTTGTCGAGGTCCCCAAGGGTCCGTATGAGCTGCACATGGTGCAAAGTATTGGCACCTCAGTGTCCCAAAAAATGTGGGGCATTGGGTCTGTAACCACCACCGTCAACCGCGACAAAAACTGCGTCGAGTTTTTGCGACTTCAATAAAGGAACCGTATGACCATCACAGCAAAAGAACCCCGCGCCAGCGAAGGCAATCACTGGTACACCCGCGACGGCGTGCCCCGTTACACCGTCATGGGCAAGAACGGCAAAGAGCGCAACACCACCCTGCGTGACGCTCGCACCGAGAGTCTTGTCCCCAGCGTGACCACCATCCTGAACGTGGCGGCCAAGCCAGCGCTCATTCAGTGGGTCCAAAAGCAGGTCCTGCTGGCCGCGCTCACGCTGCCGCGCATTGACAACGAGCCGGAAGACGACTACATCGCCCGCATCATGGACGACAGTAAAGAGCAGGGCCGAGCCGCCGCCGATGCTGGTACGGACATCCACGCCTCGATACAGGGCTTCTATGAGGGCCAAGCGGTCACCAAGCACCATGCACATGTCGAAGGCTGCGCGAAGGCCTTGGTGAAGGAATTTGGGGCCTTGGAATGGATTTCTGAACGGGCCTTTGCCCACGAGGCTGGGTTTGGTGGCAAGGTTGACTTGCACGCGCCCGGCGTGGTGGCCGACATCAAGACCAAAGAGTTTGACGACCCCAAGAAGGTTGACGCCTACGATGAGCACCTGATGCAGCTTGCCGCCTACCGGGTTGGCTTGGGCATGCCAGAGGCCCGATGTGCAAACGTGTTTGTATCGCGCAGCGTGCCCGGGCTGGTGGTCGTCAAAGAATGGTCGCAAGAGGACCTCAAGCGTGGCTGGGCCATGTTTATGTCTCTCTTACAATTTTGGCAGTTGAAGAACCAACACCAATGAAACCAATCAAAGCCTACCAAACTTCGGACGGGTCCCTGTTTGAAACACAACGGGAGGCCGAACGTCATGAAATGCTGCTCAAAAAAGAAGGCGTCGTTGAGACCTTTTTAGATGACGAATTGAACCCATATAAAGGTCATGCGCATCGAGCAATGGCACGACAAACTGTTATCAACTGGGAACTATGGAAGTCCAAAAATGAAATCATTCCTCAATGAAGAGCTGGTCAAGCAAGTGTTTTTCTACAGCGACGAGAGGCGGCCAAATCCGTTGATCGCTGATGAGGTTGACATCGTGCAGTTTGCCGAGAAGCTCGAAGCTGTATTGCGCCCGCTGATTGCTGCCGAAGAGCACAAGCGCTGCGTCACTATCGTGGCTCACATGAACCGCGAAGTGGCCAACGGTCTACAAAGTCAACGTCCATAAAAAGACCCCCTCCCGCGAAGGAGGGGGGATCAAGGATGCCGCAGGCAACTGGTAAAGCCACGGCAATCCAAGCGGGGAGAGCCGCTTGAATTAGGGGGAGTACCCGGTGTACTCCTTCATTTTTTGCTTGAAGAATTCCGGGTCTTCTCGGTAAGCTTGGTATGCAGACGCGCCAAGCGACAACGGAATTCCAATCGGCGCAGTGGGCGGGAACATTGACAGGCCGCCACCAATCAGGCTTGCGCCCTTCAATCCCAGCTTGGTGTAGTCGCGTTGGTCTTGAGGCTTGTCGTACTCGTGCGCCATCTCAGCCACGTCAAGGCCTGCTGAAAGACCGGCAAGGGGCGGCAAGGCGTACTTGCCAACGGTGCCCACGGCGGTCGTCACAGGCCGCATCATGTTTTTGAACATGCTGTTGACTGAGTCAAGCCCAGACATCATGCGTGCGCCCATTGTAGGTGGCGGGGGCGTGGTTGGCACGGGCTGGGGCTTTGGTATCTGTACCAATGTGCCGGGTGCCGCTGGCGCTGCTGGGCCGGGCATGTGGCCGGGGGGCAGATCTGACACTGGGCCTTGCACCTTGTAGCTGGCGCGAGGGCCACTGCCAACGCCTTGGTCCAAAGTCATCAAGCCGCCAAAGCGTGGGTTCTCAACATACTTTTCGCCGGGGAACATGGTCTGAATTTTGTTCAGATTTTCTCGGCGCTGCGTGGTCAGGTCATGAACACCACCAGCTTCCTTGGTCATATCCAAAGCGCGGCCAGCTTCAATGTCAGTCAGTTTTGCCGCCTTGCCATAGTTGTAAACCATGTTGCCGGTTTGACCCGGGGCCATGCGGCCAGCGTCAGGGCCGCCCGATGGAATGGGCTGGCGCATAATGCTTTGACCGGGCGCTGCACCGGGAGTGGAACCCGGTAAGCCACCTGCGGGAGGAGGGACCACACCTGCCTTTTGCTGGGCTGCGATTCTGGCGGCCTCTTCAAGCCCTGCACGTTTGACCGCGCTGGATGTTTTTTGAGCGCCGTAGGCCTGAGCACCGGTAGACACCGTGCCAGCAGCCGTACCAAGAGCAGCACCAAGGAAGCGCTCACCGGGGCTTGCACCAGACTTGTCGCCCTCTGGCGGAGGTGGTGGGGGTGGCGGCGCATCAGCCGTAACCATGTCGCCTTCGCCCTCTTGCTTGGTTTCACCTTCAGGCTTTGCTGTCGGCTCAAAAGGCAACTGCTTGTCTTGCGGGATGGCGTTTTGAGCACCGGTCAAGGCCGATTGGTATTCCTCAATCGGCGTGTTTCCAAAGTACGAACCTTTTTTGCCAGACGCCAAGCCGCGAGTGAACGCGCCCACATCAGGGCCGGTGTTCACGGCGTTGGGGAAGTTGCGCTTGATCTGGTCGGCGTAATACATACCGAAGACCTCGGGGTCCTCAAACTTGACGTACTTGTCCACAGCTCCGGTCTTGTTGTCTTTGGCCTCGTGGCCAGTACCGCTAAAATCTTTGATGCCGCCCACGTTGTTGTATTTCTTGGCCATCTCGGACTGGCCCCAGCGGCTCTCCATGCCCCACTGGCCAACCAACACGTTGGGGTCGACGTTGATCTCTTTACTGACCTGCTGTGCAACAGGCCCGTAGGTGGTGATAAAAGCTTCGACGTTCTTGTTTGCCATGTTATTCCCCCGGCTTCTTGCGACGGATCACTCCAGTCACAGGGTCACGAATAAATCCGGCGCTTGGTTGCCCGGCTCCGGGTGCCGCCCCGGGCGCTGCTCCGGGAGTTGTTGCTGGTGCGGCGGGCTTGGGAGGCGCAACAAGAATCTTGCTGCCAGACGCAAGGTCCGAAAGGTCCTCGTTGTACTTGTCGCGCATCTGGTCGTACTTGTCCGAATCCAAAAACTCGTCGGCGGTCATCTTAGACTCTTTGAACGCCTTCGCTACACGGCGGTCAAACTGAGCACGACGCGTCAACAAGTCGGCCTTGATGCGAATCGACTCTGGTGTGTCTTGGTTGGTGATACCAGCGTTGGCCATCAAGCGCTGCTCAAAGTCTGACACCGCGCCCTTCATGTACTTGGATTGCTGCAATTGCATTTGCGTTGCGTACATCAAGAACGTGCGGTACTTGGCTTGGTCCGCCGCATTCAAACCAGCGTTGCGCATGATGTCCTCAATCGACTTGGTGCCCACTGTGAAGCCGGGCAGCCCGATGCCATCACGCACGAGCGTGGCAACACCTGACATGACCTTGTCGTTGTTCAAAATACCAAACATGTCTTTGGCTTTTGGATCGGTCGCAAAGCGGCGGAACACGTTGGCCGTGGTAATGGTCTCGTCAGCGTCTTTCCTGCGCTGGTTGAAGTCTTTGCGAGCTTCAATCTCAGAAGACACCTCAGCTTCCTGCATCTTCTTTTTCTTTTCCTGCTCCAGCTCCAGCTCTTCTTTGGACTTCATACGAGCTGGTTCTGCTGGTTTGCCGCCACCGGCAGGCTTGCCGCCTTCGGTTTCCTTGCCACCTTCGGCAGGCTTGCCTTCACCTTCAGGCTTGCGCTTCTCAGGACCCTTGACCACGCGCTCCGCAAGATCGTGATACCTTGGGTCGTTGTTTGCCGCAAACAGGCTGAGTTGCGCAGCCGTGCGTGCGTCGACGTTGTAAGTGCCGGGATAACCGTAGAGCTGGATCTGCTCGGTCTTGCCGGTGGGGTACTGGTAATATTTGCCGGTGGCCAGATCCAGCACGCCACCTTCTTTGTCGCGGTAGCGCTTTTGCTCGATCTCTTGGCCTTCCTTGATCAGGTCGCCGGGTGACTTGGTCTTGTCGAACCGGTTCAAACGAATGTAGTCACGGGCCGACATGAAGTTGGAGTTTGGAGGCGCAACCTGAATTCCCTCAACATTCTCAAAACCGACAGGCTTGTCGCCAGCCGACAACGGGCCTTTGCTGACCGCCTGCGGAGTGATTGTTTTGACAGGCTCAGGTAATGCGCCAGCGCCTGTTCCATCATTTTGGGTTACTTTAATCGCGCCCGGAGGTGGTTGAACGGTCACTGCACCAGTCTGTGCCGGGCCGGTGGCGCTCAAAGGACCAGCAGGAGGAGCTTCAGGAGCGGCCGCAGGGCCTGCCAAAGCACCAGACAAGGGGCCAGCCTTCGGACCGGCTACAGGGGCCGCCTGTGGGCCTGCTGTGGGGCCTTCGCCAAGGTACTTGGCCAGCTCGGCGTCGCGTGACTTCAAGCGCTGAAGCTCAAGGCCTTGCGTGGCCACGCCAAGCTTTTGCTGGGCGATGTCTTGCTGCTCTTTCATGGCAGCCGCTTCGGCAGGTCCGACCTTACCAGCGACGTTGCCTAACGATTCACCAAAGCTGCCGCTCTGGGTGGGAGCCAAGAAGCCCTGAGCCATGGCCAGCATGACCGGATCAAAGTACCGGTTCTTGCGGGTGTCCAGCGATTGCGTGAGCGTGTCCAGCGCCTCTTGATAGCGGCGGTTGGCCTCGACGATGTCCGGGTCAGTGCCCGGCAAATAACTGGCTGATTGCGTCTTTTCTGACATATCAATCTCCAGTCACAGGAACTTCTTTGCCGTCAGTCCCGTAGTATTTGCCGGTGGCTGTGTCCCAATAAACAGGCACGCCGTTTGCATTTGTGCCGCCGGTAAATTCGTTGGGGTCAATTTTAAAATTGCCAAAAAGGTCTTGGTTGCCACCGCCACCGCCGCCTTTGAGCCAGTTGATCAAGTCGCCACCAGCGGTTGCCACAGTTGAAAGGCCCTTGCCGCCTGCGGCGCTTCCAAGCACCGACAACACGCCAAGAATGTTTGACAGGTCCGACGTGCCGTAAGAGCCAGCCTTTGGCCCCACGAACTTTTCGACCTGCGACTGCGGCACGGTGTAGCCCCGCATGAGTCCTGACGATGCTGTCGCCGTTTTCAAGGGAGCGTCGAGTAGACTTTGTTGGTACGCCTGACGCTCCGCACCGGCCTTGGTCAAAGCACCGGCACCGGTTAACCCCATGTCCAGCTCTTGCTGCGCAAGCTTGCCCTGAGTGCCAGCGGCTAGGTTTTGCAGTTGGGCCTCATCCAAAGCGCCCTTCAGAGCCTCGCTGTAGCCTTTTGATAATGCGCCGTACTGTTGGCCCGTCAAACCGGCTTGGATGTCCGCCATGGACTGCCCAAGAGCGCCAGCGTAGCGTTGGCTGCCCATGCCACCAGTGCCGACAAAACCAGCCTTCATGGTGGGCAGCAAGTTGCGTTGCACGTTCTGCTGGGACAGGCGAGCCATCTCGTCCACCACGTTGGTGGTGTACGGGTTCATCAAAGCATTGATGCGCTCAGGCGTAATACCCTGAGCTGCCTGTGCTGCGGTGTTTTGAGCGGCCGTCAGCCCGGTTTTGTACGACTCTGTTGCAGCAGGCAGGTTGTTGTAGCCCATGACCTGCAAGGGGTCGTAACCGGCCACCGACTGAGTCGGCGAGCGAGCCATGGCAGTTTGCCCGGCCTGCGACAAGCCGGACAAATAATTGGTGTAGTAATCGGGGGCCTGATCGGTACGCGTTGTGGTTTGCGTAATATCGGGCAGCGGCGATCCTTGAGTTAATGCCATGGTTATCTCCTTGCCTTACGAGTTTTCAAATAATCCAGAGGTGACTTTTTCGCGGGTGGCGGCAAGTCCTCTGGTTTAGCCGACCGGTGATACGCCCGAATTGAATGCATCATGTCGTATAGTTTATCGCTTCCGGCCTTTGTTGAGCCATTTCCCAAAGCCGAAACTACGTCAGCCGGGAACACAAATTCACCGTCAGCCAGCATTGCAGGGATGTCGTCAGACTGGCCATCGCCGGGTCCGCTTACGGCATCGCCGGTTCTGAAGTCCACACGGGCTTTGCCAGAATGGTTGATCACGTTCAAACCGCCGCCTGCATAACGACCATAGCGGGTTGTGCCGCCACCAGCAAAAAGCGGGGTAGCCAACCCGCCGCGTTTGGCTTGCATGGTATTGGTCTCATTGACTTGACCGGCCAATAGCTTGTCAATGTCAGTTTGCTGGCCATAGTTGAAGTAGTCAGATCCGGACACAGGCTGCTCCGGTTGCGGGGTCAATAGGTCTTGTTGCACGTTGGCCCCCTGCTGAACTTGTTGTTGAGTTTGCTGCTGCTGCGCTTCCGCTGGCTTTTGTGCATAGTTGGTTCCTTTCACCAGCTTGAGGTATTGCTCAAGCGGGCCTTCAAATTTAGATTCACCGGTTGTTTTTAAACCAATGTTCTTGAACGGTGTTGTCTCGTCAGTTCCAGCAGCAGCAGCGGCTGGCAAAGCAGCCAAAGACACGGCCTGAGCAAGGTTGCTTGCGGTTTTGGCTTGGCCTTCTTTTGCGCGTGCGGCTTTTGCAGCTTCTTCTTGAGCTTTCTTGGCCTCGTCTTGCGCTTTCTGAACGTCTGCAATGCTTTGGTTTGTTTCCTTGAACGCCTGCTGAGTTGCCTCTTGATAAGTCTTGCCTTGCTCAACTAATTCGTTGACCCGCTGATTGAACGTCGCGTTGGTTTTTTCAATCTGAGTAGTCAGCTCTTGTTTGGTTTGCGTGACTTGACTTTGCGTTTCTTTAATAGCTTGGTTGGTTGCCTCTTGATTGGTCATGCCTTGCTTAACAAGGTCATTGATGCGCGTATCAAGTTGCGTTCCAAGGTTCGTAACCTTGCCCTGCGTTTCTTTAATTGCAGCCTCGGTGGCTTGTTGATTAGTCAAGCCAGTAGCAATCAGATCATTGATGCGGGTGTTGACCGCAGTGTTGTTGGTCGTAATTTGACCTTGAACTTCTTTGATGGCTTGCTGAATTGCAGTTTGCTGATTCACGCCTTGGCTGATCAATTCACCAATACGAGTATTCAACGCGGTTTGAAGGTCAGTCAGGTTTTGCTGCGTTATTGTGTTTGCAGTGGTCGTGTTTGTACCAGTCTGGGTTCCAGTTTGCGTTCCAGTCTGAGTTCCGGTCTGAGTTCCGGTCTGCGTACCGGTTTGTGTCCCGGTTTGCGTTCCTGTTTGGGTGCCTGTTTGTGTACCAGTAGTCGTGCCAGTCTGAGTACCAGTCTGGGTGCCAGTTGTCGTTCCGGTTGTTGTACCAGTGGTTGTTCCGGTGTTTGTCCCGCCAGTGGTCGTTGTGCCAGTCGTAGTTCCGCCGGTGGTAGTGCCCGTAGTGGTCCCACCAGTGGTCGTGCCAGTGGTCGTGCCAGTAGTCGTGCCGGTGGTTGTACCGCCTGTCGTTGTGCCGCCAGTTGTTGTACCACCTGTGGTTGTACCGGTAGTGCCGCCGGTCGTTGTGGTTCCGGTTGTCCCGCCCGTAGAGGTCGTAGTGCCACCACCAGTCAAAGTGCCGGTAGTTGCAAAAGTTCCAGTAGTGCCGCCAGTAGTTGTTCCAGTTGTTCCGCCGGTTGTAGTGCCACTACCCGTAGTGGTTCCGGTTCCAGCAGTGCCACCGGTAGTGGTTCCAGTTGTGGTCCCAGTAGTAGTGCCGGTTCCAACCGCAGTGTTGCCGGTGGTCGTTGTAGTGCCAGTCGTGCCAGTTGTACCAAATGTGGTTTGCAACTGATCGTTGGTGACCGTCGTGCCCGGCGTAGAAGTGACGGTAGTGGTAGTTCCTTTGGGCGAAATGTAAACCTTGCCAACCTCAAGCCCGGCGTTTTTCATGAGCTGATTTGACAAGTCAATATCGGCCTGCGTGATGGTTGGGGCCGCCACAGTGTTTGAATAGAACGTGCTTGCGGTTTTTCCAGCCAAGGCTGGGTCCATACCGGCGGATGCAAAGATCGACGCAATGTTTTTTGCCGCAGCAGCAGTGTTGATGTTGGGGTCAAGCTGAGACTGAATCAAAGGCGTCAGCGCAGGGATCTTGGCCGGGTCAATACCGTTGGCTGTCAAGAAGTCCGTAACGGCGACCGTCTCAAGCTTTTGCGAAAGAATAGAAGCAACTGCGTCTGCCTTAACAGTCGACATGCCTTTGTCTTGCAAAGACTGTGAAATAAGGTCTTCTGCCGATCCAATGTATGCGTTGCCAGCACGCACGCTGTTGGTGACGTTGCGCTGGATGGTTGCAAAATCAGATTCGCTAAGGCCAAGCGTTGCGGCCGCCTGCTTCAATGACGGAACGGTCGGGGAAATTGTATCCAGACCGGTGTTTGTTGAGAACGGATTGGAGTAGCTCTTCAGATCCTGCATGTTGCGGGTTGCGGTCGAGATTGACCCAGCAGTGCCCACAGCCGCTGTGGTGGCCAGCGCAGTATCTTGCAGCGCCTTGGTGTAGTCAGCCAGAGTAGCGTCCCTGCCCAAACCAAAACTTAGCCACTTGTCGGCAGCCATTTGGGCCGTGGTGGTCAAAAGTTCAGACACCTGCTCGTTACCCAAACCAACACCAAAATTTTTGACGGCGTTGACAATTTGGCCAGTGTTCCCAGTGAGCGGGATGCCCTTCATCAAACGAGTCATACCCGGGATGCCTGCGGCTTCACCAGCAATTTCCAGAGCCGTCATGACAGCCGTGCGCTGCATGTTCTCTTCTGGCGTCAATTGGCGAATATTGCTGACGCCTGCCGCGCGTGCAGCCTCATCTTTGGACGAGTAAGCCTTGCCGTTGTTGTCAATCCAAGTGGTAGCGCCCTCTTGGTATGAGTTATTGGCGGCAATAGCGCCAAGGGTCATCAAAGCCCCAACAGGGCCGCTTGTAGCAAACGCACCAACCGATTCAAGGCCAGATGCAATACCGCCTGCAATAACGCGCTGATTGTCGGTTGCAAGGCCTTTGAGGGACTTGTCCTTGGAGTCACTCCACATTTGCTGGATCTTGTCAGCAGTCGTATTGTCCAAACCTATTGCGTCGCGAAGCAACTGTGCGCCGCGAGTGACAACACCTGCCACGTCAGCCGTTGCAATGTTCAAACCAGCATTGAGCACATCTTTGCCGGTTCTGACAGAGTCAAGAATTTTCTCAACGCCGGTGGGGTTGTAAGCCGAGATAGTTCCGGTTGTCGTGCCTTTGTAGGTGGTATTGATTTGACCCGTTGGGTTATAACGAGCCGTTTCGTTCAAAATTGTGTCAATGACTTTGTAGGTCGAGCTGTCAGAACCCTTGAGCATTGCAGCCCGTTGCAGCGGGCTTGCATTTGTGTATGCGTCAACAAACTTTGACATCTCGCCTTTGGTCAAGTCCGCCGGATTGAAGTCAGGGCTGCTGAGGTTGTCCAGCATCTTGTACTTGGCATATGACGAAACTTGCGTGTCGTACTTGCCAGCAGCCGCAGCGGCCGTGTCGTCACGAACAATTTTTTCTTCGCGGTTTTCGGTGGTGTACTTTTTGCCGTTCCACTCAAACGTGGCATTTGGGCCGTAAGCAGAACGGGCTGCGGCATAGGCTTGGCCAAAAGATATTTTGGCGTTGGTGTCGGGGAACTTGTAGTCTTCAGGCAGGTCGAGGCCGTTGACAGCAAACTCTTTGGCGCTGGTTAAAAGGTCGTTACCGCCACCACCAGTTGCTCTGATCTGAGTGACTTGAGCATCGGTAGGCTGCGCACCAACGGTTTGGAAGTAAGCGTCGCGCACCTTTTGATTGGTGAAGTCGTTCATCGCCTTGGCATCTGTTGTGCCGTAGGTTGTGCCTGCAAACTTCTTGGCTTCGTCTTCGCTCACGTCAAGGTTGTAGTCGCGCTTCATGACGCTTTGAACGTCAGTGGTGGACATTACGCGGCCAGCGTTCTCATTGAAGTCAACCTTGGTTCCGTCGGCCGCCTTGAAGTCAAGCACGGCCTGTGGAATGCCTGCGGTGTTTGTAAAGGCCTGCTTGCCGTCCTGTATAAACTTGCCATCGCTGGTCAAAGTCATGCCGTTAGAAAGCGTCCAGTTGCCGTCAGCGTCTTTGCTTGTGGCTTTGATTGCGCCGGTGTTCAGCGCGTCAATGGTGGCGTTTCTGGTGGCCGCCTCGGCCAAGGCCTTGGTGTAGTTCTCGGCAGAGCGATCTGCGGCTTCCTTGGTCTTGGCCCATGCGTCGTACTTGGTCTGATATGCGTCAGACGCGGCTTTGACTTTGGCAGCCAAGTTTGTGCCGTCAGCGTTGGGCTTCTCAACATCGTCTTTAATTTTTTGCAAGTCGGTCATCTTGGTATCGATGGACTTGCCAGAGGCCACAAGACCGTCAACCATGTCTTTGTTGTCGGCCGCAAGTTTTTCTGCCGCATTTTTGGTGCTGGTGTACTTATCAGCCGCAGCGTTGGCTTTTGTAGCCGCAGCGTTGGCCGCATCGGCATAGGATTGCTGAGAAGGCGCGTCATAAACCGTGCGCCATGTTGGGTTTCCTTCATCGTCTCTTATAGAGCCATCAGGAATATAGGCCCGGTACTGGCCGCCTTCTCCATCATCTCGCATTTCATAACGGCCACCAACTCGCTTGTAATAAGTGTTAGAACCGTCTTCATTAGCGGACGCCTCATAACCAAGCTGACTCATTTTGGTTGCATAGTTGTCGTAGGCCCACTTGTTGTCGTCGTATGCCTTTTTGTTGGTGTTGAAGTCATCAACAGCCGTAGTGTTTTCGGCAATCAATCCGTCCAGCTTTTCCTTATATGGGTTGTATTGCTCGTCAACAACTTTTTTGTATGCAGCAGACTCATCATTGATGGTTGTGCGCAAAGTTTCGCCGTCTTTAATTTTTTGATCGTAGTCGGCCTTGAGCGTGGTGTATTTGTCTTGTGCCGCTTTTGCTGCTTCAGTGTCAGTGGTCAACAGTTTGTAGGCATCTTTTGCAGACTGCGCAAGCGATGTGCCACCCATGTTCAAAGCGGCGTAAGCAATGTAGTTTCCAACGGCCTGAGCGGGGTCGCCCTTGCCAGAGATGAATGTATTCAGGGCGGTGCTGGTTGCGCCCTTCATCAAGCTCACTGCCTTGTCGCTGAAACCCCAATTAGGGTCTTTATTGATCGAGTCAAAGAAGCTGTCGGTTGATGAATACACCAAGCCGGACGTAAAGCCAGACGTGATGCCGGTTGCAATTGACTTACCGCTGATGGCAGCGTTAATGCCGCCAATCACAGATGAGTTCAAGGCAGCCGTAGCCGATTTGGCAATCGACACTGCCGTGTCGGGCGGCAGGTCAAACGTCTTCATCATGTTGTTGGTGAAGTCGTTGCCCCAAGTCTTGGTCGTGTCGCCAATCGTTGTGCCAATCTCAGTGTTCGACAAGATCTGCGTCGAGGCATACGAAATTGCGGCTGATTTGGCAATGTCCTCAAGCTTGCCGCCCTTGGCAGCAGTGATCACCGCAGCAGTAACGTAAGGCGGTATACCAATAAAAGATCCACCGATTTGCAGCAGCGTAGGCAGGGGATCTTTTAGTACGGCCTCAACGGTCTTGCCAACAGTTTTAACGACGCTACCAATTGCATCGCCTACGGTCTTTAAAGCGCTGCTTGCAAGGTCGACTACGCCGCCAACAACGGAGCTAACTAAGTTGACGGCAGGTTTTATGATGTTGTTATTTACCCATCCCATCATTCACCCCTTGGTTCACCAGTGGTGATCGCAAACATATTTTGTGAGGAATCAAAGTTTGATTTGATGCCCTTGATTTTGTGCTTTCTTAACGAGAGCTTTAGCGCCCGAACAATGTCAGGCGAGGTGTGCGCAACCAAAACGTCAAAACCCATCTTGCGAGCTGCTTGATTAAACACAATCATGTTTTCAATAAAGTTGTCTGCCGTGTCGCCGTTGTAGCTGCGGACATAGCCAACACGGTGCGGCATCGCTGCAATCGTGAACAAGGTGTTGCCTTCGCGAATACGAATCAAGCGTGGATCGCTGTACTCTTGAATCATGATTGAGTACGACAAACGCTCAGGCGAGACGTGATATTTTTTTGCAGCAGCGGTGCAGTTTTCAATGCCTTGCTTGTACTCGTGCGCAGCCACCGCAAAAATGTCGGTGGGCTTGAGCATGTGCTCCTTGGAGCTGACGGGGTGGATGCCTGTTGCGTTCATGCGGGCACCTCCATGTATTTGGTGTCGTCTGTTTTGTTTGGATGAAACCCGGGCAAATAAATTGTTAGCATCGGGATCAGGACCTTGGTGGTCACAAAGAACGACCACGACAGCAGATCGCTCCACGTTCTCCAGTTGCGAAGCTGGCCATCCTTTGCAGTTTGCTTGATGGTATGTTTGATCATGCCGCCCATGACGTAGAACTGGTTGCTCCGCGCAATTTTGCGCAGCTCGGCGTCAGAATGGCCAAGGTAGCGCCACAGGTCGATGGCCAAGGCCTTGTGGCCAAGCTCGTCTTTAGCGTGCCACAGGAACAGTTTGTAATCGCGCCCTTCGCGCCCGCCCCAACGGCCAATCACCGAACGAGACATGCAGGCCGCCAAGTGCTCAATCGACACCATGGTGCCCAGCCAAAACGGCAACCCGGGCTTGCGCAGCACAATCCGGGCGCGTCTGAATTCAACGGCCTCCAGCTCCTCAAGGCCTTGGCGCTTGTTGAAAGCCTCGTGCGCCGATGCGTGAGCCAGCTCTTCGTTCATGAACTGCACCATGCGGGCCTTCAGGTCTTGATCCTGAACCACAGGCAGGTAGTGCTTAATCACGGCCGCAAACGCCCTTTCCCACGCCGGGAAAAGGACGCTAGAGGCGTTGCCGTAATGACTCCACACAGGGGAGTTGTCGCACCAATATGTCATGTTGTTTGGGTCGCCGGGTTAACTGCCGCCACCATGGCCTCGGCCCAGTCGAACCAATTGTCGTACTGGTCAGTGCGCGGGGTGGCTTCATTTGAAAAAACATCGATTGCGTTCAGGCCGTTGCCCCACTTTTTCCACTCGGTCAAAGCGTTGGGGATCTCAAGATTCTGAGCGCCGTAAAGCTCGCACATGAGCGACGCCCACGACTCAAACGTGTGGTAACGAGGGTCATAGACCTGTGCTGGATTAAGGGCCATAGGGCCTCACGTCGCCAATGTCGGCGTCCAAAATCACTTTACCAAGCTGGTAATTGCCACCAGCCACGTCGGAGATGAACCGCAGCCGCAATTCGCGGCGCTGCTCACGCATGTCAATCTTGCCGGTGTTGGGTCCAAAAACGTAGGGGTCAGATTCTTTATCCTCACCCTGCGCAAACGGCGGCCCGGTCACAATCAGTGACATCTCACCCTCTTGTACAAAGTCAGGTTCCACCCGCTCCAAACGCAACCAGCGGTTGTTGCCATCGGCCGTTGGTTGCGAGGGTCCGCCGGTGACCCAGCCAAGGTCGTTGGTCTCAAAGTAGCTGCGGATCGCACGCACGTTCTGGCCGACGATCTGGTCCGTGCCAATCTCGTGCTGATAGATCTCAATCAGGTCAGCAGGAATCGAAAAGGTAAGCGAAACCGAACCGGTTCCGGTCGACGCCAATGACATCTCAATGGCTTGGGTGTAAATGGCCGTCACGGGGATTGAAAACCCGGAGCCAGTACCGCCAAGGTTTGTGTTCGACGCGCTCAACACGTTACCAACCGCATAACCGGCTCCACGGGCCGTAATTGTCACGGTGGTCACTGCACCCCCAGAAACGCCAATCGTGGCCTTAGCGCCCGATCCAGAGCCTCCGGTGAGGGGCACATTGGTATATGAGCCGTTGACGTAGCCAGAGCCGGGCGTAATGGACCCAAGGGTCTTGACGTTGCTTGTGGTGATCGCCACCACCTTGGTGCCGGTTGGGATGTTTGAGCCAGAGATGACTTGGCCAATTGCAACCTGCGTGCTGTAGGTGTCGTTGTACAGGAACTTGCTGCCGCTGACCTCATTAAAGGTCCCGGTGAACACGGTCTCTGCCGTGGTGGTGTGCCAATCGGCGGCCACAGGGTATGCAAACACCTGCGAGAAGTAACCGGCAGAGCGCTGCGCACCGAGCGCTTGGCCTGCGTCGTACCAAGTGTTTTCGCGCACGTTGTAGATGATCGCGTCGGTGCATTCGGTTGCGTCGCCGCGTGGGTAGAACCACCAGATCTCGCCGTAACGAGGGACCTTCGTTGCCCAAACCTTCTGACGCTGGTCATAGTTCAAGTTGTCAAAGAAATAGTTCTGGTTCATGTTGTTGGGGATCTCCTTCACAACACCGTTGTAAAGCAAGAAACGGTCAACACCGCACCAGTAGTAGACGCCGTCGTACTCGATGGCCGACTGCGAAGACAGAATTGAGGACTGACTGCTGATGATGTCATAGCGCCAGTATTGGGGAGGTGTTCCCGTGCCGCCGATGAACGACACGCGGATCAAGCTGTCAAGGCTCCAAAACAAGCCAGAAGGCGCGTTTGAACCGCCCCTGACGGGTAACCCTTGGACAATCTTTCCGGAGGCCACGTTGGTCGCGTTTGCGTCCGCAGAGACCCAGTCGTTGGTGTTGCCAGCCGAGCAATTCTGAATCAAGCCGTTGTTGCCGTACACAAACAGGTACGGGTGCAGCGATACCAAACCGCCGGACACCGAAATGTTGTTGTTGAAGGTCAGCACCACAGTGCCCGACGCCGTAGCGTTGTTGGACAAAGTCACCGTGGTCGTAGAAACAGACAGCACCGTGGTATTTGCCGGAATGCCTGTGCCTGTCACCGTTTGGCCAGCACCAATCAATGGGTTTGCAGCAGCCAAAGTCACCGTAGGGCTGAGTGCCGTGGTGGTTCCAGAGTTAGTGAACACGCCGATCTGGCTCATGTTCAATGATGTGATGTCGCCAATCAAAACAGGCGTGTTGACGTCGTTGTCAATCGATGCAAGGTTCTGTCCGGGGTGAGCCACCAAAGACTGCAAACCGGTGCCCGCAACGTCATAGAAGCCATCAAACTGCCACAGGTTCAAATTGGACTGGGTAAAGTTGGCCAACGTGAAGTCACCGATGCCAGCGCCCACCCCGTTGTTGTCAATTGTCAGAACTTGCAGGCCATTGTTGTAGCCGCTGAAGATCGACGTGAATGCATTTTGCGGGTTGACCCAGATGCCGCGAGATGGTCCGGTTAATTGGTCCGAAATAACGCGATAACCCAAAATCTTGCGGGGTCGGCCACGCTGGAAGCGGACCCACAAACCGTCGTTGTAGAACTGCTTGTCAAACACCGTTCCATCGCGCTGGATACCCGGCTGCGTGTCGAGGGAAAAGACTTTTGCAGTCATCAGAAGGTCCCGCCTTGCACACCCCCGGTAAAGTTACCAGTCCCCGGAATATTGAGGCCCGTGGACGTCAAGCCAAACAGCTTCACGCCCAAAATTGAAATGCCAAACTCTCCAGATCCGGGACGGTAAATACCAGTCGATGTTTCAGTTGCAAAATTCAATGAAGGTGCGCCGACCGTGCCGTCCACCAATGAGACGTTCACAGCACCGGCGGCAATCGTCGAGGCGTTAAGCAGGTTCACCGAGTCGCACAGCAGAATCACCTGCTGGCCAGCGGGGACCGTAGCAGTCGCACCACCTGCGCCCGTGGTGAAGGTGATCTGGTAGCCCGGACCACCGCCGTTGGTTTGGTTGGTGATGTAGTACACCTGCACGGTCTGAGGCAAGACAACAGTCACATTGCCAGTCAGGGTTCCGGTGTATTTCTGAATGGTGTTGGCGGCCTCCGAGGCGCTCAAGGTGTAACTGCCGGTCACCACTGCCTTGGTGAGCTGGGTGAAGTTGAACTGAGTGCTACGGCCAAGACCAACGGTATAAAAGGCAGCGCCAGAGCAGCAGATCACGCAAGAGTCAGCAGGCGACAGCGAGATTGTTGAAGCGCCGTTGATCTGAATGCCGCCGGAAGGGGCAATCGTCAAAGTGCCAGATCCGCTGTTACGGACCATCATGTACCAGTCGTTGCCCAGCGTGATGGCAGACGTTAACGTCAGCGTGCCAGAGCCACCGGTCCAAACATAGGTTGATGCGCGGTCTGTGCTGAGGGCTGTGTAGCTTGACGCAAATGTGTTGACATTGTTTGCAGAATTCAGCGTGTTTGAAATGGCCTTGAGGCCAAAACCGGCAAGCGTCGCAGCGTCGACGTTTGATGTTCCGACGCCAAAAGCAATCAAGCCCCAAGTGCCAGCCGTTGTGGCGTTGTCCGTCAGGTAGATGTACTTAGCCGCGCCCGGTGCAACCGTGCAAATTGTGCCGCCGACGTAATCAGTAACCGTAAAAGTGTAAGAGCCGACGTTGCGGAACAACGCATCGATGCCAACTGAGGCTTGACTTGCCGGTGGCATGGCAAGGGAAAACGAATCAAGCGTGAACGTCAGGCCGGTAGTTGTGCCAGCCGTGGTGGCCACCGCAGCACCGCCCAAAGTGGCCGACAAGGTGAAGGTTGTCGTGCCATTGGTGGCAATGATGTAGTAGGTGTTGCCGGTTGTAATGCCGGTTGACGTGCCGGTTGAGATTCCGGTGACAACAACCGCTTGGCCAATGAACAGGCTCGGGGTCGTAGTGCAGGAACACTGACCGTTTGTGCCAGTGACGGTAACGCCAGACAAAGCCAAGCCACTGGACAAGGACGTGACGTCCATGATACGAGCTGCGGCGTTGTCCGTCACGCTGCCGTTGATTGGCCATGACAGGGTTTCGTCGGCTACGAGGATGACCTCGCGGTAGGAGACGTCGGTCGGTTGAATAACCTGACCGGTAAATGGACTGGTAAAGCTCATGAATCCCTCACAATCGCCTGACGATCAGCCGCCCGGGTGACGTTCTCGGCTTTCAGGACTTCAATGATATGGTCAAAGTTACCTTGCCACATAGGCATGCGCTCGTCGTTTTTCAGGAACGGCATGGCTTGCAGCAAAGAGCCGTACAGCAGCGCCTGCGGGGCGTACTGGGTGAACCAGTTTGACTGATTCGCTGAGTCCAAAGGCTGGACTCGTTGGTAATACAGGACCTCATACGAGTACGACGCGTCGGGCGTTGGGCCAACAAGCCAGTGCTCGTAGTCATAATCGCAAAAATACAGCGGCACGTCGGTTGAGGCGGCGTCTGGCCAGTATTCGCGGATGTATTCGTAAGTGCGCAGCAGGACCGGCTGCCGTTTGCCGTCAACGGTGACGTTCATTGAAACGGTCTTGCGCCAGCGAGCTGGTTTGGGGATGATGTTTTCACCTTGAACCAAGGTGCTCTCAGCAACAGTCAGGTTGCCCAAGAATTTAATTTCAGACGCAATGATCTGCTCCGCCAGCATAATGAACTGCGGAATCTTCTCCAAAGTTTGCGCGTCAGTACGCTCCAAATAAGTTTGGATGTCATTGACCAGCGAGTCATACGTCATTACGGCGGCGACTGTCATCTTGTTCTCCCCTTATCCGACGTTGCGTTCAAAGTGCGGGCAGTCAACCAGCGACTTAAAATTGCCTCCCCAACGGTTTTTTGGGTTCAAAGATTCCCAATAAGCACCGAGCGGTGCCAATATTGTTTTATCCCAAATGATTTTACCGTCTTTAAAGAAATTTAGGTCAATTGCGCAGCGTTTTAAATGAATCGAATTTAACGTCTTGGAACGGCCTGTATTGACGTAAATGGCCTGTTGCTCAGGAGTGCGAGCTAATTCGCCTCCAGTGACCTGAAAACCCTGCTCTGTGGCGTGCTGGATGAGCTTGCAGGCGTCCAGCAGGAAGGCGGCTTGTTCTTGGCTCAAGCTCATTTGTCTTTCCCCTTGTTGCGCAGCTCCATGACCTTCTCGACGGTCCGGCCGCCAAAGTAAGCCGTCATGACCAACATGCCCCACTGACCCAACAATTGAACGTAGGACTCGGCAATGCGGTAGCCGCCGCCATCAAGCAGCGCAAACAGTAAGTAAGCCGTCAGAATGTAGATCAGCGTGCCGGGGCGGATGTTCTTTGACAGCCAAGAATCCGACGACATGTCGGCCTTCCAGCGGTCGGTGACGTTGTTGTCTTCGGCCACCTTGGCAGCCAGCAAAGCTTTTAGCTCTTCTTGCTCCAGTCGGGCCTTTTCGATGCCAAGCTCCAGCAAGCGCTCTTCGTGGTCGTACTGAAGCTGGCGCAGCTTGCTAACCTCTTCAGGGCTTGGGTTGTCAGAGATCTTGACGCCAAGGGTGTCCTCGACGACCTGCTTGCCTTTGGCTTGGATTGCAGAAGACAAAAGACCCAAGCCGTTTTGAGCAAGGGTCCCAAGGAGTGTGGCAACGATTGGAATCATTTTTTCCCCAATTTTTCGCGCTCTTCAAGGAGCCTGACTTTGACCTGCAAGTCGTTAATGTGGAGCATGAGCTGCTCTTTCAAAACGGCACGTCTCTCAGCGCTGATTGGGCTGTCCGTTGGGACGCCTTCTTTGGTGATCAGAGCGGGCATTTGCCCTTCAATTCTTGTCAGTCGCTCAGAAAAGTTGTTGACTTGACCAAGCAGCCAAGCCAAGGACATCACCACGATGGGGATGACTGCTTTGAGAACGTCTGACCAATTCATATACCGATGATCTTTCGGACAAAGTCAGCAGCGACGCCGGGGCCAAGCAGTACGGCCAAAATGACCACATACAGCAGGCGCTCAATCTTGGTCATGCGCTTGGAGCCGTCGTCAAAACGGCCCTGAATATTCTCATAGCGCTGGGCGCAGATGGCCTCGTGGACGCTCAGGCGCTTGTCGGTTTCCGAGGCAAGTTCATGAACGTCGGCCATCAGTCAAACCCACGAAGTGTTTTCGCCAAACGAGCACGTTGACCAAGCTTGCCGGGGGCCTTGGCGGCCTTTTCCAGCTTCTTTGCAGGAATCGTCTTGTCCATAGGGACGTGCAACGACTTCTTCAGTGCGCCGGGGTGCGTGATCGCTTTTTGAATCCACTTCGTGGCCATAACGGTTTACTCCGCTTTGGGTGCCTCAGCAGGTGCCTCAGGCGCAGGGAACTGGCCTTGGGCTTCTTGCTGGATACCACCAATCAATTGCTGCACTTCAACAAAAGGACGGCTGCCCAAATATTGAAGAACTGCGTTCACCAGTTGCGTTGACAAAGTCACTTTTTCCATTTTCACTCTCCGTGTAATTGCCGCTGTTAGGGCCAGCGGTTTGCCCATGTGCAATTATGCCGCAGCGGCCTGCAAAGGACCAAGGTCTTCGGTAGTCCAAAAGTCTTTGGCCAGCATGATTTTGAGGTGCTCTTTGTTGCGTGACACGGTATCAGCCCAGTCGGCGTCTTCCATGCCTTCAGGCTTGCCGCCGTTGATGAGGTTCACTGAGTCTATTGCGGCGCTGTAGTGCTTGGCAATCTCTTCAGCGGTGGGTTTTTCTTGAACGATTTCAGTCATTTTAGTTGCTCCAAGGTAAGGGTGGGGTTACGGTTTGTGGGTTCTTTTGGGCATCAATCAAAGCCTGAAGATTGGCCTCAACATCTGGCCTGTCGATGCTTGGGTTAATCCATCCCCACACTTGGTCTTGTGTGAGTTGGTTGTATGGCGTAAAAGGTGTTCCAGCGGTATAAGTCACTGGAACTGAACCAGTTGTTTGAGCCGAATAATTTCCATCGACTGCAAAACAAGACCAATTCACCTGAAACACCACATCGGATTGCCCATCAATCTGAGAATAGGAGGGCATTGAAACAATTTGCCAGTTGTATGTAGTCATGTTTTAACCCGCCAAGTTGTAGTTGATTGACCAAGTGGAAACATAGGTTGTTCCAGTTTTTGTCGCATCCGCTTTGATTCTGGGATTAGGGGAAGCTGTTCCCATGTCAATCGTGTAAACAGTAGAACTGCCGCCAATTGTGAATGTAAAGTTGCCTTCGGATGGTTCTGACAAACTATTTACGTTGCCTCCAGCAACAGCAGTCCAGCGGTGCGAAATGCCGGTTTCACGACCACCGTAGATAACCAATGTGCCTTGATGGGTTTCAATAGTTTGGATGCCAATATGAATTTCGCAACCATTGCCAGCAAACGCTGTAAAACTTACATACGATGTGGATAGGTTTGTCAAAGCATTTGCAAACCCTTTTTCGCCCGGAGCATAGTTGCCAATGCTAGTGCCAGAAGTACCTTGACCAACCTGAAGACCCTGCGCACTAGAATAAAAAACAGCAGGAATACCGTCTCCATCAGACAACACAATGTTGTTGCTTGATGTGCGAATGTCAATACCGTATTGGTTGCCATCGTAGGTTCCAAGAATGGTGTTCTTGGAGCCAGTGGTAACTAGACGACCAGCGCCGTTACCAGAACCAGTGGAGGTGCCACCAATAAATGTATTGCCAGAACCAGTGGTTACAGAAGCGCCAGCCTGAGAGCCAACAAAAGTATTACGTTGGTCTGAACCATTATTAAGTGAGTTGCCAGCACTATAACCAATGATTGTGGAGTTTGTAGATGCGGTTGCGTTTGTGCCGCCTGCGTTGGAGCCAATAACGACGTTATTTGAACCAGTCCAGTTGTATGCGGCTTGATAACCGACGAACACGCTATCGTTTGCACTTGCACCACCTTGACCAGCCTTGTAACCAATCGCCGTGGTGTAAGAAACGGTTGTTTGACTATTTAACGCATAAGCACCGATTGCAGTGTTGTATGTGCCAGTTGTCATGTAGCGAGCCGAATTTGAACCCACCGCAGTATTTGCGCCACCAGTGGTCACGGCATAACCTGACTGGGAGCCAATATAAGTATTGTCTCCGGGGTTTGCTCCAGATTGCGTATAACCCGCTTGATAACCAAACGCAGTTACAGCCTGCGCTGTGTTGCTGTATGCGGCCTGATAGCCAACAGCAGTACTTCCGTTGGCTGTGGTGTTAGCGCCAAGGGCTGAATAACCAACTGCCACGTTTGATGAGCCAGTCGTATTGTTGTAAAGCGCACTAGCGCCCATCGCAACGTTATTTGTTCCAGTAGTAGTGCTGAAGGCGGCACTTCCACCCATCGCAGTGTTGTTCCCCCCTGTGTTGTAAAACAAAGCGGCACGACCAACGGCTGTGTTGTTCGTGGAGGTTGTGTTGTAGTAACTAGCATTCACGCCAATTGCAATGTTGTCGCTACCTGTGGTATTGCTATACCCCGCGCCATAGCCAATAAAAACAAGAGAGTTACCTGTTGTGTTGATAACACCCGCCTGATAACCAATTGCAGTATTTTGACCTGCGGTGGTTGAGTTGAGCGCGGAATGGCCTACCGCAACGTTGTATGAACTTGTGGTGTTGTTTGCAAGAGCATTTACGCCAAGCGCAGTGTTGTAGGAACCAGTTGTGTTGGCAAACAAAGCGCCAACACCAAATGCCGAAAGTTCGGTTCCAGTAGTAGTAGCGTTTGCGGCACGATGACCAACCGCAGTGTTGTATGAGGCCGTAGTGTTGGCGGTAAGAGCAAGATAACCAACAGCAGTGTTTTGAGAGCCTGTTGTGTTGGTATACAAAGCATTATTACCAACAGAGACGTTTACAGTACCAGTGGTGTTGCTGTAAGAAGCCAAATAACCAACGGCTGTGTTTGAATCTGCCCCGTTTTTAGCAAGAGCGTAATAGCCAATACCCGTGCTATTCGCGCCAGTGCTTATACCGCCTCGGTCAATGCCAGACATAGCACCCATACCCATGCCGACGTTGTAATTGCCAGTAATGTAGTAACCCGCTTGATAACCAACAATTGTGTTTTGAGCGCCAGTGGTTGTAGAGTAAAGCGATTGAACACCAACCGTAGTGTTAAATGATGCTGTGGTGTTTGAATTTAAAGCCGCATGACCAACTGCAACGTTGTAAGAGCCCGTTGTGTTTGCGGTAAGCGCACCAGAGCCACCAGCAAAGTTGTATGTGCCAGTTGTGTTGGCATACAAAGCGGCGTTTGTAACAACATCAACCACACCGCCAAGCGCCACGTTGCCCACGCCAGTGGTGTTGAAAGACATGGTTTCAATACCAATTGCGGTATTGCCCTTGCCTGTGGTGTTAGCAGTTAAAGCATTCCCGCCAAAAGCGGCATTTTTATACCCTGAGGTATTTGCAGTAAGAGCGTTACAACCAACGGCCGTGTTTGAATCTGAGGTGTTGGAATACAAAGCCTTGTAGCCTATGGCGGTGCTTTGTGCGCCTGTGGTGTTGGCTTGGAGGGCTTCTCGGCCTACTGCGGTATTTGCGCTTCCTGTTGTGTTGCCATACAAAGCCGCATAACCCAAGGAGGCGTTGTTTGAGCCAGTAGTGTTGCTATAAAGCGCAAGAGAGCCAACAGCGGCATTGGTTGCTCCAGTAGTGTTTTGAGTGAGCGCCCTATCGCCAAACGCGGCAGAATAACTGCCAGTCGTATTAGCCGCCAAAGCACTAGTACCCACCGCAGTATTGGTAGACACAGCACCTGCACCACGGCCTACTGTGATGCCGTAAACAGTCAGGTCAGTGCCGCTGTACAGCAAATTGGCAGAGTCAGTCAACAAGCCGCCAGTCGTAGCGTAAGTCACACGGCCAGAGGTTAGGCCAGAATCGGTCAACGAAGTGACGGTGACACCAGCCAACGAAATTGTTCCAGCAACGGTTACAGCGCCGCCAAAGTAGGCAGCGCCAGCAGCCACATACAGTGAGTATGGATTGGTGATCGTGACGTTTGTGCCAGCACTTGGAGCGCCTGCAATGTACAGGGTCGATGCGTTGGTGTAAGTCACTGAAGCATTGGTGGCGGCAATCGGCGTAATACCCATTGCAACAATCGCACCGGCGGTGTTGGTGGCGCTTGCAGCAGAAGTAACGTCAGTCACAGTGCCAGTGCCGATAAACAGCTTGGCAGGAGTCGCAGGTGCAAATACGGCCGTGCCGTTGAAGTTGCTATTACCGGCAGTGATGGTTTTGACCATCGTGGTAAAGCCGGTCGTAGACAGGCCAGCAGCAGACAAAGTCGTGCCGTCAAAGGTCAAGTTCGCGGAGTCGGTTTCAAGGCCACCAGTAGTGCTGTAGCGGACGCGGGTGGCAGTCAGGCTGGTGTTGGTGAACGAGGACGTAGAAAGCCCTGTAAGGCCCGTTAGAGTCGTTCCCCACTGCGGCGCAGTACCAGAAGACGTCATAACCGTGTTCGCAGCCCCAATAGCCAAGAACGTGGTTGTGGCCGCGCCAGACTGGTAAGGAACCGATCCAGCAGCGCCACCAGCAAGGTTGGTTGCCGTGTTGACCGTCACGCTGGTAGGCGCAACCCACTGAGGAACCGAGCCGGTCGATGTCAAGATGTAGTTGACAGTGCCCACAGCAAGCTTGGAAAGCGTGTTGGTGGCCGAGGCGTACAGAATGTCACCTTGGGTATAGGCAGACTGCGCAGTGCCGCCATAGGTCGCACCAAGGGCATTGGTGAGGTTCAACGTGGTCAGCGTGGTGGTGTTGGTTCCGCTGTTAAACGTCATCGCTGCGTTACCAGCCAATGCGCCTGCATTGTTGTACTGGATCTGCGTGGTCGAGCCGCCGATAGTACCGGCACCCTTGGTGGCGATCACTTGAACAACGCCGCCGTTATCTTTGTAATACAGCTTGCCGTCAGTGATGTTGATTGCCAGCTCACCGCTGGCTAAATTGCCAGACGTCGGCGCTGCCGAGGCAGTCGTCGAATAGTAGAGTTGGATCGGTGTGTAGTTCGTTGCAGCCATATTTTTTCCTCAGAAAGTTCCGCCAGAGATGCCAGACCAAGTCGGGCCAGTTGCGCCCGCAGTCAGCACATAACCTTGCGTTCCCAGTGCTAGTTTAGACAATGTTGTTGACCCACTTGCGTAAAGCGTGTCGCCGGTGGTGTAACTCGTTAAGTTCGTACCGCCCAAATTAACCGGGACCGTGGTCAAAGATATGACCGTGCCGGAAATATTAATTGGTGATGTGCCTGTATAGACCTGCGATGAGCTGAATTGGGCAAAAGTGATTGCCGTTGTGCCAAACGTGATCGTGCCAACAGTCGTACAAACAAAAGAGTTGCCTTTGTTGACTGTACCGTTTTGGGTGAAAAAGTAATCGCCTTCGCTCAATTGGGTAGAGCCGGGTCCATACGAGTTTGTGTCGGTCGAACGAGTCAACACCGTGCCACCAGTGGCCCATGTATACACGCCGTTGTAGGCTTGGTTGACCTCGTTCTTAATTAGAATGCGGTCACCGTTGGTGAGGGTATATCCATCCAAGGTGGTCAGCGCAACGGTCAGCGTCAGCGTAGCGCCAACACCAGAAGCGCCGTTGTTGTAAACAACAAGTCCGCCAGTTTGAGCTGCGAGGCTTTGCGTGGTTGCCACCTGCACAGGCTGGTGAAAGGTCAAACCAACGGCAGCGGTGTTATCCACATACTGTTTGGTGGCGAGCTGGAGGGCTGTTGTTGGGTCTTGAGTGACCGCAACCGATGTCAGGCCGCCAAGCGTGAGCGATGTGCCGCCAAGCGAGATGCTGGTCGTGCCAATCGTCAACGATGAATTGGTCAGCGAGCTGTTGCCAATGTTGGTCAGCGTGTTGCTTGCGCCACTGATGGTTTTGTTGGTCAGCGTTTGCGTGCCGGTCAGCGTCACCACAGTTGAATCAATTGCAATCGTAACCGCAGCAGACCCGTTGTAGCTTGTACCGGTCAAGCCCGTGCCAATTGTCAAGGCAAACAGGTTGGACCCCAACGCAACACCAGAGATGGTGCTGTTGGTCAGGGCCGAGTTTGGTATGTTCGTGAACGTGTTGGCCGAGCCGCTCATCGACTTGTTTGTGAGCGTATCGGTCGTTGTGCGAGCCACCAAGGTGTCGGTGATTGTTGGCAGCGTCAGCGTACCCGTATTGACAATCGTTGCAATGACCGGGGAGGTCAAAGTCTTATTGGTCAGGGTCTGCGTTGCAGTATTCGTAGTGACCGTGTCAGAGGCGACAGAAGCCGCCGTCATGTTGAACGTGCCACCCGTCACAGTCTTGCCGGTGAACGTCAAAGCAACAGGCAGCGAAATGACGACGTTGGTTGTTCCAATTGCGGTTATTTCGTTTGCGGTCCCAGAGACGGAAGCCACCGCGCCAATCGCGGAAGGCGTGATCGTCACATTGGACGCGGCAGTCAGTTGGCCCTGAGCGTTAACAGTGAACGACCCAACCTGAGTTGTGGAGCCATAGGAGCCAGCCGTCACCGTGGTGTTGGCTATTGAAATCGTGCCCGTGCCCGTGATAGGGCCGCCTGTGAGGCCCGTACCGGTGTCGACCAAGGTCACACCACCAGACAACGAGAATTGACGCCATGAGCCTGCGGAATAGCCCTCGTAGGCTCCGTCAGAAGAGTTGTAACGGATCTTGCCAGCTACGCCAGCAGGGCGCTGGCCAGTTGTGCCAGCAGGGATCTGAATTGCACCAGTACCGGGAATAATTGGGTTGTCGGCCAAACCAATTGTTGGGTTGCCGGTGACGCCGTTGGCGTTGTAAACCGCAGTTTGGTCCGCAACATTGAGCAAACTGGTGGCCGACAACGCGCCAGCGGACGTGATCGTCATCAAACCGTTGGCGCTCAAGTTAGCCAAATTTAGGACTTGGCCAGCCAAAGTGATTGTTGGGTTGCCAGATATGCCGTCGCCGTTGGAAATGGACAGGCCGACTCCAGAAACGGCGATAGAACGGCCCGTAATGGCCGTAGAAGACGTTTTTACCTGAAACCCAGTACCGGAGTTCACCAGCGACAACAAAGCGCCTGTGGTGCTGATATTGAAGAGGCCCTGAGCACCGCCGTCGGTAATCACCAAGCCGTTGGTCACGCCAACGTAGCGGCTGTTTGGAAGTTGCGGTGTCTGCGAAACTGTCAGATAGGTGTAAACCTGCGACGGGGCAGCAGCAATTGCGCCCGTGGTCGTCTGCACGGTGACGCCATTTTGAACAATAGGAACAGACTCAGCCCCTGTAATGGGGCCAGCCGCTGGCAGTTGGGTGATGGTTACTTGTGCGGACATTATGTGCTCGTATTGTCAGGTGGGTTCGGTGCAATAGTGTCCTTGTTCCCGGTCGATGTTGGAATTTGGGTGTTCTGCTCAGTCGAGATCTGGAACACGTTGGTTTCTCCACCAGTGATCAAGTAGTTGTCACCCGCGTTAATAGGCGCGTCAGGACGTGGAAACCGAATCGTTATCCTTTCGGTTTTACGAGCAGGCAGTCGGTACGGATCAAGCTGGTCGGCACACCCTTCATTGCAAACCCGAAGTCCCGGGAAATTAGGATCATTGCGCATGACAGCGTGCGGCCGCTTCATTTTGCAGCGGTCACATATCGCTATCGCGATGTCAGAGTATCCAAGGGTGTCCAAAAATACAGGCATGGATCACCTCGTGTAGACGCTGATGTTTGGTGCGAAGTAGATCGGCGACTTGTCGCGCTCTTCCTCTTCGGCCATAGCAAGGTACTTCTCAGCCTGACCCTCAAGGTACTGCGTGCGGGCCATGTCAACGCCGGGCAGCTCCAAGCTCATGCGGTGAGCCAGCATCATGACCACGGCCTCGTACCAGCGCTGCGGCACTTCCAGCTCGCCGTACAGATCGCCCACGTCCATGATCTGGCGCGAGTACCAAATGGTCATCTGGTAGAAGGCGTTTTGAGGCGTTGGCCACAGCACAATCTCGCTTTGAGGAATCGTGCGGTTGAACCAGTATTGAAACGGCTGGTTGGCCGTGAAATTCTTGTTGGGCAGGTTGGTGAAATCGTCGCGGTTCAAGCGCGACATGGTGATTTCAGTGGAGTTGTTGCCCAAGTACCATTCGCGCAAGCTCAGTGTTGTGCCGTTGTAGGCGCGAATGCGGTAGTACGGCACGGTCTGGCCGTTGGCAATATCGGTCCACACCCACTCGTTGTTGACCACCGTGATGGTCCCAAGGTCCGCAAGGGTCTGCCATGTGGAGTTGTCTTGCGAGTATTCGTAGATGATTGACCAAGTGCCAGAGGCAGCAGGCAAAAAGCCAATTGAGCCAATAAAAATGGGGTCAGAGGGACCGTAATTGACAGAAAAATTGCCGTTGGCCGTGCTCTGGGTGCAGATTGTATCGACATCGCCATCATACAAATTGCCAACCGTACCACCAGCAGAGGACGTGTACGCACCGTTTGGGCGGTTCATCCAGCGGTACAGCGCGTTCAGAACGTCGTTGCCACCAAGGGGCAAGAAATACGTTGCGCGGTCAGGCGTAAAACCATAGACCTTCTTGTCGATGGCCCAATACTGAATGCCAATGTTGATCAGGTTTGAGAGCAGGAAGAACAGCGACTCGCGGGCGCTCAGGACTTGCTCGGAGGTCAGCTCCTCGGCCAACTTCCCACAGCGCCGTGCGCCGTGATCTATTAGCGTTTGGACCGTTACTACGGTCGTGCCTACCGAACCTGAATATGCCATGTCACCACCCCGGACAATTCCAACGCTTCATCGAGGCTCTAGCACGGCTCCCCTCGTCGCTTTTTTCTGCAACCGGACCCATGCGAGCGCAAAACGAATCGCGTCGTGAGCCACCTTCAGGCTGCGGTGCCTTTAAGTGGGACCCTGTTTCTCTATTGTACTTCTCGCGACCTTTTTTGGTCAGGCCAGCGCCTTTTTCGGCAGGTAATTTTTCACCACGACCGATGGCCAAACTGGGGCCGCCGTCTTTCATTTTGGCTGTCTTAGCTGACTCACGAAAAGCTTCAGCCGTTGGAGCACCTTTGCTGCCCGGCTTGCGCATGCGCTCACCAGAGCCTTCAGCGATTCTTTCGCGTTTTGCATTGATGTTGTCATAGAGTCCGCCTCCTTTGAACTTCTTGCCCTCGTCGGCCTTGGCAAAGTCTTTGCCGACCTTTGAGGGGATGCCAACCTTCTTGGCGAACGCAGGATTATGCGCAACCGCCTCCATCAATTTGTGTTGGGCTGGTGACTTGCTTGGCATGATCAACCTAACGGATTTACATAGTGTTTGACCATCTCCAAAACCACGGTATAGGTGTCACCAGCGCTTGCATCCAAAGTGGTAAATGTGATTGCGCCATCAACACCAGTGCCAGCATTGTTTGTCAAACCACCAATTTTTTCAAAGTCTTGCTGGTAAGCATTATTTTGAGGAATGGTTTCAATGATGACGGGCGTGCTGGCTTTCCACTTCAATTGCACTTCCATGCCATGAGTCAAAGCGGTAATTTTGGTAATTGTTACTCGGTCGCAAGCGCCACCGCCTGAACCAGAAGGAGCCAAAGTCGAAGGATTAACTTTGACCACATTGGTTTCACCAGTGCCATCACTGGTGTTTGTAAATTTCATAATTGCAACGCGCTCACCATCCATGAGCGTTTGACTTGCGACTGCATCAGCCATATTTTTCTCCAATTAAAAGCGGGGGCCGAAGCCCCCACTCGTTTTCAACAAGCCATGCCGCCTCTTTTGAGCTTCATCGTACTGGCTGGGCCGTACTTTTCGTTGCTCATTGCTTTGGCTGCACGCATAGCAGGCGCGTTCTCTTTATCGGAGATTGCCTGCAATTTACGATTGCCGGGAGCTACCATTCCGCCCTTCTTGTAGGTGCCAGCGAGTTCGTTGATCTCTACAGGTTTGGGGATTGGTTTGCGACCTTGAGGCATCGCGACGGGACGACCTGAATCAACAGTACCCCCCGCCGCGTAGGCTTTTTTTGACGCAGACCCTCCGCGCTTGTAGCCACCGCCATTGCCGTCTTTCACGCCGCCTGTTTTGGCAGGTGAATTGTCAGGTTTGGCCGAATGCATCTCAGTGGTTGCGTAGCTGCCAGAAGTGGTCTCAGAAGGAATTGCACCGCCAGTAGCGTAGCCAGCTTGACCTTTGACGACGCCACCAGTGGCCATCTTCTTGATCTTGCCGCCCGTCTTGAAGCCGCCGCCGTTGCCGTTCTTGACGCCACCAGTTTTTGCTGGAGCGTTGTCAGGCTTGGCTTGGTGCATGATGGTTGTAGCAGGCGAACCAGAAGTTGTTTCGCTGGGGATTGCGCCGCCAGTTGCAAACTTCATCATCTTGCCGCCCTTCTTCAATTTCAAAGAAGTGCCTTTACCGCCTTTGTGCTCTTGCATGTCGTGCTGCTTGAAGGCCTTCTTGATCATGGCCTTGTCTTGCGCCATGTCCATCTTGCCGCCTTCAGCCTTGCCGCCCTTTTTCATAGCAGGCATGCCGCTAGGAGCGCCCATTGGGGGCTGCATTTGAGCAGCGCCGCCAACTGGACCAGCGGGGCCAGCACCAGCAGGCAAGCCCTTCATTGCGCGACGACGCATAGCCAGCGAAGGCTTCATGGGGGCCGCAGCGCCCATCATGCCACCACGGGCAGGCATAGCAGGGGGCAGGCCATCAGAAGCGCCCATAGGAGCACCCATCATGCCGCCATCGGCCTTCTTGGCTACCTTGCCACCTTTTTTGAGCTTCAGTTCAACTGAAGGCTCTGTGGTCATCATTTTGACCATTGGTTTGAATTGACCCATGTTGGCCTCCTGTTAGGACACTAAGTTTTGGTTTACACCCAAAGCGCCCACACGGGTAGCATTTGGACCGACTGCAATAGCAGGCAACAGAATTCCCATTACAGTGCGAACGATACCGTTCGATGCAGTAGCGGGGGTGTATGTACCGCGAACGTCACCAGTGGTGGTTGTAGCGGTATTAGTGTCAGCGGCAGTAAAATTACCACCGTCTTGCGCCAGCGCGTTGTTGCTCTTGACGCTTGCCACATAAGCCACGTTGAACACGCGAACTGGCAGACCTAAAACGTCGCTTGTACCAACCACAACAGCAGTTGCAGAGCCAGCGATGGTTACGCTAGAGATTTGGAAGAAAGCCTTCAAACCAGTAACAGCAGTACCAGCGGTGGCAACAGTGATAACTTCACTCATTGCCTGTCCGTAGTAGTCGTACCCGCTAACAGTAAAAGCACGAGCAGTTGTAGAGCAGTTCACCTTAACAGCGCGAGGGCAGTCAAGTTGCAATACAGTCGCACCACCAGCAGTAGTGACGGACTTCACCGAAGTACCAGCAGTCAAAGTGACAGCACCAGCGGCGGCGGCAGTTTGCGACGCCGCAATGTTGTTAGTGACGGCGGCTTGAGGAACGATGTCCCAAACGTAGATGCGACCCAGAGGGCCAACACCCAAATCCATTGGTGCAGGGTTATCAAGTGGAGCATTGCTATGAGCAGTCATAGAAGTGCTAGAGGCAGTTACCGATTGGTTAATCGTGTAAGTACCTGCACCGCCTGTACCAGTGCCAAACGCGGTGATATATGTGCCGTCGGTCACGCTAGTGCCGTCAACATACATACCAACAAGAATTGGTGCGCCTGATAAAAGAGCGGTTACGGTCAATGTCGTACCAGACATTGAGCCAGTGAAAACTGATGTGTAGGGGCGCAGACCCGTACCCATGTAGGTTTGGGCTGGGCCTAAAAATAGGTCGTCTGAATATTGAGGCATTTTGTCTTCTCCTTGAAAAGTTTGACAAATACAAATTAACAAAAAAGGGGCGGGGTTTTTACTCCCGCCCCGCTTGGCTTATACGCCGGGAGTACCGTACATTGCACGCGGATCAGTGAATCCGGGGATGTAACGCTCGGTAGCCTTGTAGCGCATCGAGTCGGTCTCGAAATCGCCTTCCATGGTCTTCTCCAGCTTGCGACGCATCAAGAGCTTCATGCCCTCGGGAGCGTCGGTCTGAACCCACCATGCGGTAGAGCTGGTCAAACGGCTGATAACAGCAGCGCCTTCGTCCAACAAGCCAATAGACTTGACAGGGTTCAGGTCGTTGTTTGCAGTACCAGCACGCAGAACGCTCTTCAACAAAACTTCAGCTTGGAAGACGTTGCCGGGGGCGACCACCAATTGGCGGGGCACCAAACGAATCTTCTTGCCGTTGTTGTCGACAGCTTGACGGATCTGAATCAGCATCTGCTCCAAAGAAGTCTGGGACAGGTTGGCAGAAGTTGCCAACTGGTTGCTGAAAGTGCCGTTCACGATGGGGTGAGCGGTGTTGATCAAAGACACACCGTCGCCACCGGGGTAGCTGCTGTTGAACGCGCGGTTCAAAATGTTCGCGCACAAAGTCTCTTTGGTCTCGATGAGAGACTGAGCCAAGTGACGAGCATAGACCTGACCGATACGGATATGGTCGCCGTCCTCAACCAACACTTTGGTCAACGCGAAGGCTAGGCCATACACGTTGTACACATAGCGCTGGAGGAACAGCACGCCGCCCTGCTGGTAGCTGACGGGAGTGCCGTCAGGCAACTGAGGAGCAGCGCCAAAACCGTACAGGACGGGTTCTTCGTGGTAGTTGCGGGGAATACCGTCTTGCTCGCGGAAAACTCGCGACCATTCATCGGTACGTTGGTCATAGACTCCGTCAAAACACTCGTTGAGAATAGGCTCAACGATTGAGCGAAAGTCCGTACTGCGCATTGGAGCGGCCATTTTTTAGTCCTCCTTAGATTGCGTTAACAGTGGCGACGAACTGGCTGCGGCTCACTTGAACCTGAACAACCGTGTATGCATCACCCCATGCATTGTCAACGCCGTTATACAAACCAATAATGCGCAGATCGCCCACATTACCAGCACCCGCCAAGCTCGAAGAGATGGTGCATTGCGACAAACCAGTGGTCGTAGAACCAGCAGTAATGTTGCTGAAGTTGGCTTGATCGCCAACAGAGGTTTGTGCCAAGCTACCGTCAGCCTGAATGTCGTAAACGATGTTCGGGTCAGAGTAGTAGTAAGTCACTTCAGAACCAGTTTGGTATGCAGTGTTTGCAAGCCATTGGTTGCTGACAACACGACGGCCAGTCAAATCGGTGTACTCATGACCAGCAAAAGCGCCTTGATAGGCACTGCCAGCAGTAGCAGCAACGATGTTGCCTGACGTGTTAAGGGCAACAGGTTGACCCTTCAAAATTCCGGTGCTGTAACCGGAGGCAATACCGTTAGCAAGCGCCACAGCGCGATCCAGACCCGATGGGTGGAACGAAGGACGCAAGCCGAACGGAGCATTAGTCGAAGACATATTTAACTCCTTTGTTAAGTCCTCACCCGTAAAACACAGGTGCTTGGACGTTTCGGTTCAAATTGCCAAAGCCTTCACCTTCAACGCTTCCCAGACTTTTGCCTGAGCTATCGCGGTTGCCTTGAAGCTGCTCAACTTGGACCTGAACTTTGTCAGACTCCTCATTGGGTGCCTCATGGTGCATTTGAGTCATGACCTCTTGATAAACTTCCATTGGAAGCTTATACAAGCGCATCTCATTGCACGCGATAAAACCAATGTCTTCGCCAGCCTTTACGCGGTAATTGTCGAATCCGGGTAACTCATCCGCTTTCACGGGTACATAACCCAGTCGCATCCGCTTATCAATACTGTCGTAGCCGTTGGTGGTTGATAACCAGCAAAGATGCCATCCCGGAATTTCCGGAACCTTCGGCAGCGCACTTTGTGTCCATTCATCGCTCCACATCTTGCGACGTTCCTGCTTTGAAATGAACTTCTCCTCGGGAGCGGCTCGGTTTAGATCTTGTGAAGATCTTTGTTCGCGGCCACCCGCGTTGAGAGTTTTTTTAAGACGTGTATCCATAATGTTCAGCTCCTTTTATTGCGTGCTTCTTGGGCGTATCGTTTAATCATTCGGTTGCGTTTTTCGGGATCATCCCAAAATCCGGCATCTTTCATTGCTCGAACCTGTTCGGGTTCCAAAACAAATGTGTTGCCGTTTCCACGACCAACTGATTCACGACTAGACCCAGTTACGACGCTCCGAGGAGTCCTTCTGGAATTTTCGTCATTAGATCTAGTATAACGGTGTGGTAAGCGCTTTTGCAAGCGATTGTCAAGCTCATCCCAATAATCGGGTGTTGCGGGGTCCCAACCCTCGGCAACAAGGCGGTTATCGATGACTTTGGCGATTTGAGTATCCTCATCGCCAGCCTCTGGGTCGTACCAAGAATTACGCTCCATCCAGCTATTTGCCAAACGAATCAACTTGGGGTTTGCTGGCGCTGTGTCTTGAACGCTGGTGCGTGCAGCCTGCTCCTTGTAGTTGTTCATGGCTTCGAGCTTGCGGCGGCTGTCGTACCAAAGCTCTTGGGCCTTGGTAAACGCCACACCGTCAGAGTTGTCGGTGGCCTCTTGCATCTTTTGTTGGGCGTAGCGCAGGCGATATTCTTCGTCCTCGATAGCCTTCTCAAAACGTGCCAGATCCGCACCGTGGGTCTTGCGCTCCACGACCGACAGGCGCTCCATCAGCTCTTGGTTCTGACGGCGCAACAGGATCAGGTTTTGGTCCTTTTCCTCGTTGGTGCGCTTGATGTACTCTTTTTTGGCCCGACGACGGTTGCGGCGAGCTTCTCGGACCGCATCAGTATCGTCAGGGTGATCGACGTCACCGCCGTCGTCATGGTGGTCGTCGGACGCTTGCGCATCGGGCGACTCAATGTGATCGGGCAGGTCTACCGTGACAGACCCGTCCTTCTCTTCCACGACCGCGATGTCGTCATGTTGTTCTTTTTTGGCTTCTGTGTTCATAGGAAGGCCCTCATAGCAAGTGGATCACCGGTGAGCTTTGCGATCACCTCATGGTCATTCAGCACCATAAACAGCGCTGGATCTTCGTGCTCATCGTCACCGGGCACTCGTACCTCCCAGCGGTCGCCGCCCCACTTGGGCACGCGGATGAAATCGCCCTCTGTACACCAAGAGCCTTCTGGCCAGCCTTGCATCGTGTCACGATGCTTGAACGCCAGCGGTCCGATCTCGATGACTTTGGCCACCATGTTCTGCCACTTTTCGGTTTCCTTGGTCTCTTCGACCAAGATAATTCCCATGCTAGTTGCCTTCTTTTTCGTGCGGCGAAGTTGCACCAATACGCGTCCGCCAAGAGGTTTAGCACCGGGGTCTACGCTCGGAAATGCCCAAGCCATTTCAGCTTCGTGAGAAGCTACCGGTTCACTCATATTCATCATCTTCCTTCATCAGGTTGTTTAAGATTTCGAGGGCTTCTTGTAAGCCCGCGTGATGACCAACACAGCGGATGTAAGACTCCCAGTTCGCTGCATTACCAGCAGCAAGGGACGCGGCTATTTCAGCCTGCCTAGACTTAATTCCACCAATGAGGTCTGATAGGGTTTTCATTTGCCTTTTGCCTGTGACAGACCTCCTTGTGGTTTAGAGCCGTTTGACTGGCCCTTGGATTGCATGGTTTGGCCGTCGAGCTTCTCGCCCATTGCCATGCGTTTGTGCTGGGGAACCTGCACGCTCTTTTGCTCTTGATCACTCGTTGCCATATTGGCCTCCTGTGGTTGGTACAGCCTTGCTTTGCTCGAAATTGAGCTTGGCAGCATCTCGCGTTAGGCGGGCTGTTTCGATGCGTTCCTTCATTTCGTTGTCGCCCATGGCGATGGCCAGACGCAACTGCATCTCTTCCATGTCGCGCTGCTGGCGTTGTTGCAAGTCGGCCATGTCCATTTGGATCTTGGCTGCCAGCTCTTTGTCCTTGAGCTGCAATTCGGCTTGGTCGCGATTGGTACGGCGTTGGGTCTCGGCCATGCTGGTGTCCAGCAGAACCTTGGCGTCCGGCGTCATTGGCGGCTGAGGCTGGAATTGCTTCAAGCCAGCAACCAACTGCTGCACCACAGGCATGATGCCTTTGAGCGTTTGGTCCGCGTCCAGCTCGACGTGCTGAGATGCCAGCGCAAACAGCTTGTCAACGGCCTTGGGATCGCTGGCCAAGTCGTAGTCCGGCAGCTTCTCGCCCAAAGACTTCTGAACGTAGCCGTTCATGCGGTTTAAATACCACAAAACAAGGTGCTGCTTGATGTGTTCCACGGCCTTGGGCAGGTACGCTGGCGCAATGATGGGGTTGCCACCAAAGATCGGACTCTTTGCAAAGTCCAAGTGCGCCTGAATGTGACCAAGGTGGTCCTGCTCGGGGTACGCAAACGCTGCCTGACCGATGGCCATGGCCACGTTCTCGTTGGCCGAGTCCATTTTGACGGGTGGCGGCACGTCGGTCATGATTTCGTTGATGCCGGGCACTTTGATCTGCTTTAGGAAGCGCTGAATCACCGCACGCTTGTTGAAAAGCTCGGGATTCTTGTCCATGATGGCCATAACCGCTTGGGTTTGGGCCATACGCTGGGTTTCGCTGAAGATGTGCGGGTCAGAGACCGGAATAACGTCGGTCACGCGAGCAAAATCTTCGCGTTTGATGTCCAGATCTTCCACCACCTCGCCGCGACGCATGTCGTCGAGATACCAACGGTTGATTCGGCTCAAAACCTTGAGCACGCGGCCCTGAGACTCGTGCAAACGGGCGTGAATGGACGAGAAAACAGCAGCGCCCTGCTCGATCAGCGCCTGAGTCGTGCCAACTGGGGTGTTGCTGTTGACGTCGGCGATCTTTTCCTCGGCGGTGGTAACGACGCCCTTGGCTGCGTTGGTCAACCAGCCCAAAAGCTCGAACAAAACGGGCGATGGCGGGTTGAACGGCATGGCCATGGCGATTTTGCGCACGTCGTCCACACCGGGAGCGCCCTCAATTTCCACAACCTGCGTGACTTCGACCTCTTGGGACTGGCCAGAAATCTTGCCGCCCTTGAGCTTCAGGAGCGTTGCAGCGTTGTTAATGTGGGCAGAGTCCAGCAAGGCCCGCAAAGCGCCTGTAAGGGCCGCTGAGAGGCCTCCAATGAGCTGTGGCAGGCCGACGGCGTATGCACCGCGCCAAGGAATAAACTTGAACTCAATGATCCAGTCCAATTTGGTCATTGTTTCGTCGCCTTCTTCCCAGTTGCGGTACAGGCCGATGACTTCTGACGACAGATCGTCAATCATCAGGATGTACGGGGCCAGCTCGCCCTTGGTAACGGGGTCGTCGTCAAGCTGGAGCCATGTGTAGACGTGATAGACGCGGCGCAAACCGTCGTCATTGTCGTTTTCTGACTTGCCTTCGACCTTGTTTGTCGCCTTTTGGGCCGCCGTCATCTCGGGGTCCATGGTGGCGCGGGTCAATGCGGTGTCGCGGTACAGACCGGCAGCCACGCGCTGCTTGAATTCAAAGTCAGAAATGTCGTCAACTTCAGTAAAACGCTGCGCAGTGTAGAAGTTTCCTGCGGCGTAGGGCAAAAGCACGTTGTCGATGGGCAAAAACTGCGCACAGGGGCGGCGCTTCTTCTCGTCGTACCAGAGCTTGATGTACTGCGAGCCACCCAGCGGGAGCTGTGTGAGCATTTGCTCTTGCTCGTCGCGGAATTCCTCGATTTGCTCGGTGAGCTGCCAGTTCATGAAATCCGATTTGCGCTCGGCAATGACGGTTTTGTCCTCTGTGACGTCGCCCAAGATTTTGGTTTTCGTTGGGCCGTCTGGCGGGAACATCTCTTTGATGGCGCGGGACGCAAAATCAATGCAGGCCTCGGCCATTACGGGGTGAACCACCTTGGATGCGCCGTTGAAGTTGGCTCCACCGGGCGCGTCATTGCCCATGCCGGTGCGCTTGATGCCCTCTTCGTACTGTTTGTCGCGCTGTTTGCGGGCGTTCTTGTCCTTTTCGACCAGCTCGATGTAGCGCAAGGCCAAGCCGTCGATGTCAAGCGGGTTGATGTGGTCGCTCTCGGCAAGGTTGGCGTAGAAGTCTTCGTCTTCCATCGGCCCCTTGGTGTCAAGCTTAACCACGACAGACCCGTCGGGCAGCTCTTCCAGCTCAGAATCGTCCATGTCGGGCATGTCGACCGCGACTTCCTCGTCTTGGTCCTGTGGTTGCCCACCAACAAATCGGTTGTATTCTTGGTCTATTGGAAATTCTGTAGCCATATCGTGTTCCTTGTGCTATGATTTAACTTCACATTACACCGTAGGAGAGTGCGGATGGATAAGTACGATCAAGCAATTGAGTTTTTGAAGAGTGTTGAACCGGGCAGCTACTTTGATGAGTGCGCGGAGTTGATGGAAGAGCTGCTTGCTCAGGCTCATAAGTCACGCCCCAAGCCTCAGCAGTGGACCGCAGAAGAGCTTGCATGGGCGAAGCAGGCCGAAGGCGGCGCTCGGTTCTACATGAAGTCACGAGGGCGGATTTAATCATTCGCGCTCTCCAGCCATGGAGCTGGCGCTGTAGCCAAGTGCAGCAAGTGCAGCGGCGGGCGTCATGCCCTCGCGGATCATGCTGACTGCTTTTGGCCAATCCGCCTCACTAAAGAAGCGGCGCGACTCTTGAATGTCACCGCGTGTGCCGCCCATGAGCGAATCACGCAGCGCCTTTTCGCGAATCTGGTTTCTAACCCATTCGGATTCGCTTAGGTTTTCCGACACCGATTGCGGCAGCTCAGAGAAGTGGCGCAGCAGGTCGCTGGTCGCCTCGCCGCTGTACGGCATGGTAGACAGTGGCCCATACTCGCCACGCTTACCAATACCGGGCATGTAGCCTGTGGTTGTCATGGCTTTTTCTGGCGACGACGGGTAAATCTTTGGCACTTCCTTCTTGAGCTTGTTCAGGAATTTGTTGGCGTCCTTGGAGTTCATGGTTGGGTCAAACGGGAACACAACCACGCCACGGTTAGTGGCCGACACGCCAAAGTCCACGTCTTTGCCCTCTGGGGTCAATCGGCGGATGAGTGCATCGATGTCAGTCAATTGTTGGGCGTTTGGCTCAACGGCCGCTGTCGGGTCTTTAAACTTGTCGGGGTTGGTGCTGCGGGCATCAAACATGATGGAGTTCTTGCCTTTGACGCCCTTCATGGTGTTGGGCAAGTTGTATGCGCCAGCTTCTTGGGCGTCTTGGAAGGCGCGGAAGTGTTCGACAGCGTCCATGGTCTTGCGTGACTGTGGGGCCATAAATCCGCCACCACCGGTGGGGAAATCCATCAGCGGCCGGGCCATAGTCATGGGGTTGTTTTCAACACCACCAAGGCTGTTGGTGTACAGACCGCTCATGGTCTCCCGTGATGGAAGCTGGCGGTATCCCAACGCACCGTACAAGATGTCGCGGTTGC